CATCATTACCACTCCGGCATCCTCTTTCTTGGGCATGCAGATGAAGTAATGGCGGAAGTTAATCAGGTTACGCTGGTTCAACGGGTCATTCTTTGACTCGGAATAATACATCTTGGTAGAACCTGTTGCCTTGAAAACCCTCTGTTTGTAGAAGGCAAATGAACACGGAAATTCACCGGCTTCTGCCGTTGTACCCAATGCCTTCTTCACTCCGGCTGTAGTATAAAGCGGGTTGTTGCCATACTCGTAGATTTCAAAGCCGTAAAGGTTACCTACCTTGCCGCTGTTGCGGTCAATATTGTACTGTTCACGGAATGCCTGGCTGGTCAGCAGCAGGTCATTCACATGGTCGGGGCAAAGCACCAGTCTGCGGCCGTCTGACGGTACGCGCAGGTTGTCAAGGGCACGCTTCATTTCCACAAGGTCATTCACGGTAAGGCGCAGACGGTTTGTAGCCGGATCTTTCTCGCCGGTAGTCTTAAGCACCGGAGTAGTTTCCGTATTTTTGTTCGCACAAAGCGCATGGGCCGCCTTGGTAAACTTCGCATCATTGATACTGTTGGCATGTCCCTCTTTCACACGGGCGGTCTTGTCATAGCTGATGGCATAAAGCTCATCGTCTGTAATCGGCGTAGCCTTGGTCTGGAATTTGTCCAGCTTGATGGCAATATCCTTGTCTTCCAAAGCCTGCACATCAATCGGATAGGTTTTATTGTTTATCAAGACATCCGGATCTACACCAACTTCTACCAGGTGAATCACATCGTTATTCACGATACTGCTTTGGTCGGGGATTCCTGACAGCCAGGTTCCTTCCAGTCCGGCACGGAGCACCTTAACAAGTTCCCCTGTCCAGATTTCCGTATAAACCCCTTCACGGAGTATTGAAGTACTTTGCGGGGCCATTCCCATAAAGGCTGCCACCGCATTCATTCCCACAGCTCCGGCCACCGGAGAGAATCCCAATACCGAAGCACACACGACACCTGTCAGCGTATTGAACAGAAGTGCCGTCAAAAGCATTACAATTTTTCCCATTTTCTTCATTTTAAAGGTTTTCAAATTTCACAGGTCATGCCGTATTCAGCCTTGTACAGGCGCTTGTACTCCTCCGGGTTATGCTCGCGCATTTCAAGCAGCGCATCACTCGGGACATCGCTCAGTTTGGCATAGGTGGACGGCTGTGCCTGCTGCTTGCCGCCCTGATAGCTCAATACAGTGGAAATCTTCACCTGTGGTTGCATGGCATCAAGCACATTCTTCAGTTCATCGACACCAACCTTCTTGCCAAGTTCGATAAACTGTATCTTCTTGTCTTCTCCCAGACGCTTTTCCACCACTGCCTTTTCTACAAGACCAGTGATACGGGCCAAAGTCAGCTTCCCGTTTTCTTGCTTCAGGGAATCATTCTCTGCCTTGGCTGCTTTCAGTTCATTTAAGGCTTGATTAACATCAGCCTCCGTTGCCGTTTCCGGCAGCCCCAATTGAAGGGCCAAAAGTTTCAGTTCCATTTCTTCTGTTGTTTTTTGGTTATTGATTAGTGGCAAAGGACAATCACCATCCTTTCCCAATGTGATTTGTTTTCCATCCTTCATCAGTACGATGGCATCATCATTGGAACCTACATCCACCAGTGATACCTCATACAGCTTGCTTTTGGTTATTGTCGGGCTGGTCTGCCCCTGCAGCAAATGTTCGGGCTGGTCACTCAGTTCCAGAATGTCTATTCCGGCACTCACCATTCTCAGACTGCCGAATTCAAACTGTTTCTTGCATCTTTTACTGAGGTCGGTCGCTTCGTCAAACACCAGTTCCCCGGTTACTTCACCATCCTCTACCCGAAGGTCCTTCACATAACCAATCACGTTTCCGCGTTGGTGCATGTACAGCAGTACCGGGTTTCGGCAATACTGCTCCACACTCATGCCCGATGTCAACACACGGCTTCCGTAGCTGTTCAGGCTGTCGTTTGAAATTCTTACACGTTTACTCATTTTCTCATGCCACGCCTTTATGCATTGGCGCTGCAATATTACAGAGCACTTACCGGGAAGCCAAAAAAGTGTGCAATGGTTGCACACTTCTATGAAACCGTTGCACATTATTTTGGCTGCAAGCTGATAAGCGGACAACTTTGCGAATAAATCGGGCAGGTGCAAGGGACTCCGAAGCCTGCCTTTAACCCTATATTCTTTATTATATGACAAAGGCAGAAATCGAAAAGAAAAAATCTCTTGCACGCTCACTGTTCCTTTCCGGCATGGAACAGACTGAAATTGCGGAGAAAGTGGACGTGTCACGCGTCACCATCTCAAAATGGTGCACGGCTGACGGATGGAAAGAGGCAAGGGCGGCAAAGAACGTCACCCGGCCGGAACTGGTGAACAAACTCCTGCTCACCATTGATACACTCATTACTCAAGTCAACGAATCGAACGACCCTGCACTTGTAGCTGGTCTCGGGGACAAACTGGCCAAACTTTCGGCGGTGATTGAAAAGTTAGACAAGAAGGCCAACGTAGTGGATGTCATTGAAGTGTTCATGGCATTCTCCAAATGGATTGAATACCGTTCAACCATCGACCCGGAAGTGACTCCGGAACTGGTCAGGGCAATCAACAAGTACCAGGATCTGTATATCACCGAACAGATGGGCATAAAATAAAACGGCTATGGCAACAGCAGCGGAAAAGAAACAGGCATACGAACAGTGGAAGGAACACTGTAAAAGAGTGCAGTCCATCACGGATACGGCTTTGCTCGCGGGCGAGACACCGGCACAAAAGGACAGGCGTATTCTGCGTCTGCAGGGTAACTATGCCGCGTTCTGTGAATATTACTTCCCCCACTTTCTCACCTTGCGTGACAAAACCACCGGGGAAGTCATACGCACCATCCACAATGCACCGTTCCACAATGCGGCAGCGGCTAAAGTAAAAGGCACACCCAACCTGAAAGCGGTATTCATGTGGCCGCGTGGCCATGCCAAGTCCACACACATGGACATTTTTGTTCCGCTGTGGCTGATGTTCCAGCCCAAACGTCTCATCAACTTCATGGTGGTGGTCGGCAAAAGTGAGGACTCAGCCACACGTCTGCTGGGAGATATTCAGGCAGAACTGGAACATAACCAGCGCATCATTGCCGACTTCGGCAAGCAGCAGGGGAATGCCTCCTGGCAGGATGGGGAGTTCAAGGCGGCCAACGGGGTGAAATTCCTGGCTTGCGGACGCGGACAGTCTCCACGTGGTTTGCGAGACCGGGAAGCACGTCCGGACTACATCGTCATCGATGACTTGGATGACGACGAACTGTGCCGCAATGAGAAACGGGTGCATGACATTACAGACTGGGTGAAAGAAGCCCTTTTTGGTGCACTGGATGTGGGCCGGGGGCGTTTTATCATGGTCGGGAACCTCATTTCTAAAAACTCGGTGCTGGCCAATCTCACCAAGACAAAAGGGGTACATGTATCCGTCATCAAGGCAATAGACAAGAACGGAGAACCGGTATGGCGCGAAAAATGGACGAAAGAAGAGGCGCAGGAATACAGGGATTTCGTAGGCTACCGGGCATGGGAAAAGGAGATGATGCACAACCCCATCGTGGACGGAACTATTTTTCGGGCAGACTGGATTCGTTACAAGAAACTGCCCAGGCTATCCAAGTATGAAATGCTGGTCTGCTATACCGACCCCTCTTTCAAATCGACCACTTCCAACGACTACAAGGCTTGCCGCCTTTGGGGCAAGATTGGGAAGGAACTGCACCTTATAGACTGTTACGTCCGGCAGGATACCGTTTCAGGAATGGTACGGTGGCTTTACGACCTCTACGAGCGTACACGTGATACGGCAGCCGTCCAGTTCTTTATGGAAGCGAACTTCATGCAGGATGTCATTCTGGATGAGTTTGAGGCAGAAGGGAATCTGCGTGGATACCAACTGCCCATCATGCCGGACAAACGAAAGAAACCGGACAAGCTCCAGCGCATCGAAGCGGTGTCACCATTATGGGAACGCGGTTTCGTATTCTACAATGAGAAGTTGAAAGAATCGCCGGATATGCAGACCGGAATCGAACAGACCTTGGCACTGGAGCGTGGCAGCCGTATTCACGATGATGCACCGGATGCCGACGAGGGAGCCATCTGGATGCTGCAGCGCAATTCAAGGCAGGAGAGTTTTCAACCGGTGTTCGGTAAAAGGCCGACCGCCAAAAATATATGGTAACATGATACAGCTGATTAAAAGAATGATTTTTGCATGGCGCTATAAACGTGCCGTTGCCCGTGCTTGCAAGTACGCCAAGCTCTACGGAAGAAAGTACTACGTCCTGTATATGGGTGGCAAACTGAAAGTTGTCCCCAAAAGGAACATCTGTGAACTGATTCACCGCCACCGTTTCCGCAAGGGAACCACTATCCGGGATATAGAAAAAATGGCATTGTTCATCACTAAATGAAAGTAAAGTCATGTTCATTACAGAAGAAGATTACAAAGTTGTCATCGGCGACAACGCATTAAAGGTTATCTCGCAGGTAAGCCCGGAAAACCGTACCAATGCAGAAGCGGAAGCCCGGGAAGAAATTGCCGGTTATCTACGGCCGAAATACGACTGTACGGCCATTTTCTCTGCACAGGATGAACATCGGAACCGCCTCATTGTCATGTACACCTGCGACATTTCACTTTACCACATGAGTGCAGCCATGCCGCAAAAGATGGGAAGCGAGATACGCAAGGAACGGTATGAACGGGCCATCAAGTGGCTTGAAGGCGTACAGGCCGGAAAAATTGTCCCTGATTTGCCTTTGGCTGTCGGAGAAGATGGGCTTCCGTCCGGAAATTCATTTGTTTACAGCTGTCAGAAGCAGCTTCATCATAACTGGTAGGATTATGGATATTAAAGACTTTTTCAGCGGTATGTTTTCCAATAAACCGAAAAACGTACTGCAAACGCCATACGGCAATTTTAATCTGGCCAAGGGGAAAGACATCAAGCGGGTGCAGAAAATGGTCATCGACCTGCAACGCACCACCGATGCACTCACCCGGAAGGACATCAAGAACTGGCGCGATGCCTGGCAGTATGCCATCAATGTGGACAGTCCCAGCCGCCAGCGCCTGTACGACATCTACCGGGACGCGGAAATAGACCTTCACCTCTCCGGGTGTGTGGAGCAGCGCAGAGGTTTTGTCATGGCACGTTCTTTCAAAATCGTGGATATGAAAGGGGATGAGAACGAGGAAGCGGTTCACTTCTTTGACCAGTCCTGGTTCAAGCAGCTCATGCGCTATGCACTTGATTCAATCTACTGGGGACATTCGCTCATCGAATTGGGCGACCTTTGCACTGACGGCGACGGCTGCATCTGTTATTCGGATGTGAAGCTTATTCCGCGCAAACATGTCATTCCTGAGTATGGGCGTGTCATTACCGACCTCGGGCAGGACTGGACTACAGGTATAGACTACCGCCAGCCTCCTTTTTCCGACTGGCTCATTGAGGCAGGTAGGCCCGACGACCTCGGGCTGTATCTCAAGGCTGCTTCACAGACTATTCCCAAAAAGAACATGCTGGCCTTTTGGGACACCTTCGGGGAAATATTCGGAATGCCCATGCGTATAGCACGCACCACTTCGCGCGATCAGAAAGAGATTGACCGTCTCGACAAGATGTTGCGTGAAGCCGGAACCGCCCTCTCCATGGTGGCAGGAATGGAAACCGAAATCGAATTTGTGGAAAGCGGCAAGGGGGACGCATTCAATGTCTATGACAAGCGTATCGATCGGGCCAACTCCGAACTGTCAAAGCTTATCATCGGGCAGACGATGACCATCGAGGACGGAAGCAGCCTATCACAGTCGGAAACGCACCTTGAAGTGTTCCAGAACCTCGTGGAAAGCGACTGTGATATGCTTCGGGATATAGTGAACAACCAGCTCATTCCGCGCATGGTGCGCCACGGGTTCCCTGTTAAAGGGCTGCGCTTCGATTGGGACTACTCCATTGACTACACGCCCGAACAGCAGAAAGCTTACGAGGAAATGGTACTGCAACACTACAAGGTAAAGCCTCAGTACTTTGAGGAAAAATACGGTATCCCGTGCGAGGAGAAGGAACCGAAAGAAGAGCCGGACCCGACAGAACCGAAAAAAAAGAAAGACGGCAAACCGGCTGAAACGCTGTCCCGTTTTTTCGACTGAGCCCCGATGATTATTCGGGGCTGCACCAGCGGTATGCCCACCTGTTGGGCAAACAGAAACTATGCCTCTCCATGGAGGACGAGGCAAAACTCATGCGCGACAAGCTCACGGAACGCTTTGACCGCATGATGAAGGTGCTGTTCCGGCAAGAAGGGGCAAACCTTGAAATAGGTATCCTGGCATCCGAAGAAGCGCAGGATTTTATAGAAGCTCATTCTTCTGTCTTGAACGGTTCATTCCGAAAGGTGGAAATGTCCGAGACCATGCGCAAGCGGCTGGAGCGTTCCAACTATGTATTCTCCGGCTTGAAGACCTTCCATGAACTGAATGAAGCCTTTCCCTCCCTGTTGGATGAAAACGGCAATAGAAAGACGTTCGAACGCTTTTTGAATGATGTCCGGAAGATCGACGAAACATACAATTCAAACTATCTACGGGCTGAATTCACCTTTGTACAGGCTTCGGCTGAAATGGCAGCCAAATGGGAACGGTTCATGCAGGACGGCGACCGCTATTATCTACAGTACCGCACGGCCGGGGATGCAAAGGTACGTCCCACCCATGCAGAAATGGCCGGCATCACACTCCCGGCTTCAGACCCGTTCTGGGCAGAATTCTATCCTCCTAACGGATGGGGCTGCCGCTGTTCCGTGGTCCAGGTACGCAAATCCAAGTATCCGCCTACAGACCACGAAGAGGCCATGGCAAGGGGGAAATCAGCTTTGGAAGTTGACAAAAAGGGAATGTTCCGGTTCAATGCAGGCATGGAACAAAAGACGATGCCCGACTATAATCCATACACCATCAAGCGCTGTAAGGATTGCGATATGAACAACGGAAATATGAAACTGGTCTTCGTTCCGGAAAATGAATTGTGCGCCGCATGCAAACTGGTAAGAACATTGGCCAATGCAGATGCCAAACAGATAAAGAAGCAAGCCAAGCCATTGCAGGAAACAGTTATCACGAATAATGAATTCCCATTCCCGGTAAACATATCAAAACGCACGCTTCAAGAATGGACCAACCAGCCATACAAGTTCTACCATGAAAAGAACCTCATGCTTCTGGATATAAAGAATGTATTTGCCAAAGCCAAATACCTGGGAACAGCAGATAACCACAAAGGTATTCCACACCTCATACAATCGCACATTTTCGAGATAGAAGTAAGAGGTGAAAAAGCACTGATAATAGTTCGGGAATACGACTGGCACGAATACACGCTGCACAGTCTTTCAGAAGGAGGTGAATTATACAAACATATAAAAAAGAAAGAATAGCGAAAGACGCAAGCTCCGGGAACTACAATCCCGTTCTGAACATCTAACGCTATTCCTCACTGCAAATATACAAAACAATTTTTAAAAACAACCCGTTATGAACAAAATTATCGAATTTCTCAAACAAAGCAACCGCTACAAACACCTTATTGGCGGTTTGTTGGTAGGCATTTTGGCCTTCACCCCGTGGACAGCGCTCTATGCTGCAGCTGTCGCAGCCTCCTGTCTGGAACTGAAAGACAAACTGAAAGGCGGACTTTGGGACTGGATAGACTGGTCTCTTACCGTCATAGGCGGCATATTGTCGGCCCTATTTTGGTGGATAGTGTAATGCTTTAGCTCATTTTGCCTGTTAAATCAGTAACTTTGTACCCGGTGGAGCTTCCCGATAGTCCGTGTGGTCTATCGCGGGTACAACAATGCGAACGCGAATGGCGGTGTGTCGAATGCGAATGCGAATAACGATGCTTCGAATACGAATGCGAATATCGGCTCGCGTCTGGAAATCTAATTAATCGGCGTACAGCACCGGGGACGTGTCCCCGAAGCGGTGCCGAGGGAAGCAAGCCACAGCAACAGCACCCATTAGGGTGGAAAGCTGAAAAATCACGCGTCGGGTGGAGTTTGGTAGGCTGTTATCAGTTCGAAGAAGTCAGATCCGGGGAAAGGAAGGCCCTTATCTTTCATGTTTATTAACCAATAGCTTATGCGCAGGGAAGGATATATTATCGAGGAAATCATCGAATACTCCAATATGTCGGAGGCATTCGATTCGGTACTTCGCGGAACCGGTCGTAAGAGGTCAAGGCAGGGACGATTCCTGCTTGCCCATAGGGAGAAGATTATCGCCGAACTGACGGCTTCCATTGCGGACGGTTCATTCCGGCTGGGCGGCTACCATGAGAGGGAAATTGAAGAATACGGTAAAAAACGTATTTTGCAGATCCTGTCCATGAAAGACCGCATCGCTGTGTTTGCCATCATGAATGTGGTGGACCGCCACCTGCAAAAACGTTATATCCGGACAACCGGTGCAAGCATCAAAAGGCGCGGTACTCATGATCTGATGAACTGCATACGTACCGATTTGCAAAAAGACCCGGAAGGCACACTTTACGCATACAAGTTTGACATCCGTAGGTTTTACGACAATGCGCGGCAGGACTTTGTTATGTGGTGCTTCCGGAGGGTGTTCAAGGACGAAAGGCTGTTGGTGCTACTGGAGCGGTTTGTTAAGCTGCTGCCGGAAGGTATAAGCTTCGGACTGCGCAGTTCACAAGGGGCAGGAAATCTGCTTCTGTCTGTATTTTTAGACCACTATCTGAAGGATAAGTACGGGGTTCGTTATTACTATCGCTATTGCGATGACGGACTGGTACTCGGTAAAACGAAAGCGGAATTGTGGAAGATTCGTGATGTTATTCACAGGCAAATGGGAAAAATAGACTTGGAAATAAAGCCGAATGAACGGGTATTCCCTGTAGAAGAAGGCATTGATTTCCTTGGCTATGTTATCCGTCCCGACTATGTAAGATTGCGGAAACGTATCAAGCAGAAGTTTGCCCGGAAGATGCACGAGGTAAAATCGAGAAAAAGACGGCGAGAACTGATTGCCAGTTTCTACGGCATGACGAAGCACGCCGACTGTAATAAGTTGTTTAAAAAATTAACAGGCAAAGAAATGAGAAGTTTTAAAGACTTGAATGTCGCTTACAAGCCGGAGGACGGCAAGAAGCGATTTCCCGGTGTGGTGGTAAGCATCCGGGAACTGGTAAACTTACCGATTGTAGTGAAGGACTTTGAGACCGGTATCAAGACCGAGCAGGGAGAAGACCGCTGTATTGTGGCCATCGAAGTGAACGGCGAAGCAAAGAAGTTCTTCACCAACAGCGAGGAAATGAAGAATATTCTCGCACAAGTAAAGGAAATGCCGGATGGTTTCCCGTTTGAAACGACCATCAAGACAGAGACATTCGGCAAAGGTAGAACCAAATACGTGTTTACATGAGAAGAGTTGAAGGAAGTGCCGGTGTATCGCTGATGGAATGCACGAACCCGGTTAAAGACAAATGGCGCATCCGCTGGGATGTGCAGGAAAAAGAGAACGGCTCTGCCTCCTACATGGAAGAGGAGTTCGGACACAAGCCTACTGATGAGGAAATCCGCACATTGGTTATGTCATGGTATAACAGCCAGACTGATGCAGCTATCCTATCCGGATTCGCCTATAATGGCGCCCCTGTATGGCTTTCTACGGAGAACCAATACAACTATAAGGCAGCATACGATTTGGCCGTTCAGACGGGCGGAGAGACCCTTCCGGTTACATTCAAATTCGGTTCGGATGAACAGCCCGAATACCATACCTTTGAAAAGTTGGATAATCTGAAGGACTTCTACATTCAAGCGGTCAGACACATCCAAAACACACTGGCTGAAGGATGGAAAAGGAAAGATGTATTCAACTTGGATTTATATCGGATTGAATGATTGACAATCCCTTCGGGGGAAGGATAAAAAAAAGCCCCCGGCCTGTTAAATAGTCGTCTCACTTACCATTTAAACATAAAGCACCTCTTACCGGCACGACCGGGGGCAGATACCCTCGTTCGCCAGTAAGAGGCTTTTTTATGTAAGCGCTATTCTGCGCAATGATAAGTGAGACAATGCAAATGTACGAAATTTAACTGGATATGAAAGTAATTGAGATACTAAAATTGAACAGAGAGCTTTTAAAAACGTGCCATTACATGGGCATACGACCCGATGACGTGCAATATATAGAACTATATAATGAATATAACAAGTTGCAGACCAATGGTGAAAAAGTGTCTTATATCGTAGCTACGCTTTCCCTACGATATGGCATCAGTGAGCGAAAGGTGTATGACCTGATCAAGCGTTTTAAAACCGACTGCAATTTGTGTGCAGTGTAATCAGGACTTCCTCCCACTAAAGGCAAACTCCCCTACCCTACCTTTGTATCGCAATAAATAACATTCATATCATGGACAAGTATTATCAAATCTTAGGCAAGGTGCTTTCGTCCGGAAAGATGCAAAGCAATAAAAAAGGGAATATCCGCTACCTACTGAATGAACAGCTGACGCTGCTCCCTGCCGACCTTCTTGATATATTCGAGGGGCATACCATAGCGCGGAAGAAGTTAAAAAACGAGTTACAACTGTTTATGAGGGGCGAACGAAACGTGGAAAAATACAGGGAGGCCGGAATCAACTGGTGGGACTACTGCGGCTCTATCCTTGTGAACAGCTACCCAACCTATTTTGAAAAACTGCCGCCACTCATCGAACGCATAAACAGGGAAAAAAGGAACAGCAAAAACTATATATTGTTTCTCGGATCTACAGGAACAGAAAGCAACCAGGCTCCATGCCTTAGTCTTGTTCAGTTCCAGATAGAGCAAGGAGAACTGGTCATGACCGCCTATCAGCGAAGCAGCGATGCGAATTTAGGACTGCCGGCAGATATTTATCATTTGTATCTAATATCAAGACAGATTGAGTTGCCACTAAAATCCATCACCCTGAATCTGGGGAATGTGCATATTTACGAAAACAACATCGACAAAACAGAACAGCTGCTTGCCGGCAATGAAAATGTAAAATTTGAATTGAACGTATGAGAAAGATGTATCTGTCAGCCCCTCTCCCATTTGTCGGGCAAAAGCGTATGTTAGCCAAGGAATTCATGAAAGTGCTGGAGCAATATCCGGATGGAACATTGTTTGTTGACCTGTTCGGTGGCTCCGGATTGTTGTCTCACATTACCAAATCCCTCAAGCCCCACTCTACTGTTATCTATAATGACTTTGATAACTACCGCTTCCGCATGAAGCACATTCCGCAAACGAATCAGCTGCTTGCTGACATTCGCGAAATGGTAGGGAATTCCGTACCACGTCATAAAATCATTAAAGGAGAACTGCGTGAACGAATATTCAGCCGCATCGAGCAGGAAGAGAATAGCACCGGATATGTGGATTTCATTACCCTCTCCTCCTCTATCTTGTTTTCCATGAAATACAAACTGTCTGTTCAGGATATGCGGAAGGAAGCTTTATACAACAATATACGCAAGACCGGCTACCCGGAATGTACGGACTATCTCGAAGGGCTGGAAATCGTATCTTGCGATTACAAGGAAGTATTCAACCGGTATAAAGATATTCCTGGAGTAGTATTTCTTGTTGATCCGCCCTATCTGTCCACTGACGTAGGGACCTATAACATGTACTGGAATATGGCAGACTATCTGGATGTGCTGAATGTACTGAAGGGGCATTCATACGTATATTTCACATCCAACAAATCTTCAATTCTGGAGCTGTGCGAATGGATAGGTAAAAATAGGGATTTAGGTAATCCTTTTGAAAACTGCACAAAGGTGGAATTCAATGCTCACATGAATTACAACTCTTCTTACACAGATATGATGCTTTACAAGAAAGAGGCTGCCTGATTGCGTTTACTTTGCCTGTATTGAACAAAAAAGCCGCAGACGGTAATTTGTACGTCCGCGGCTTTTTCTGTCTAATAAAGACGGCTATTGCAGCCGCTTGATGGCCACACACTGATATACCTCGATACTTTCCACAATATCCTCATGGTTGTGATTGGTATCACTCTCCACCAGATCCAGCTCCAAAAAGGTCTCCCCGCTCAATCCGGCAAGCTGTGCATGAAGCAGTCCGGACAGGTCAAACACCTTCAGCGCATCCTCCTGCAGCTCGCTGCCCTCAGCACTCGAACCTTCCCAGTCCGTCACGATGTGCAGTTTAATCAAAGGTTCTGCCCGGTATTCCACACCGGGAACAATCGCATTCCACTGTATAGGGCAGAATTCCACAAAGACAGCCGGACGCTCCCAGTTTTCTTCCTGTTCGATGAATTCCACATTATGGTTCCACAAGTCTATGTGCTTGATAAGGTCAATGGCCTTCAGCTCCCGGCAAAGCATCCGGTAAAGTTCTTTTCTCATTTTCTTATGATATTATATTCAATGGTAAAATACTCTGTTAGGTTCTCTTCTACAATCTCACGGACGGCTTTTTCCACTTCAGGCGATGTGCCGAGGAAACGGCGTCGGGGAATCCTGATGGTGCTTCCTGCTTTCTTTAAAGCCATGAACATCCAAAAATCGGCTTCTGTATCAAGCCGGACATTTCGTTTGTCTTTTCGAAGTTTGCCGTCTTTTCTTCTACCGAACGCTCCGGTTGCCTCATAATACTTATGCCAGAAGAAACGCTTCATCCGCTTGGTCACCACTATTTCACCGCCATCATTATGAATGGCCGCATAGGGCAGAGAGGTAAAGAAGGTAATGCTGTTTTCCGTTGTCCGACTTCCGATACTTTTCCGAAGCGCCCCGGTATCTGTTAGTATGGCTCTACCTTCATTCCGGATGGGGCTTTTCCGTCGCTGCCATTTCTCACTGAAAAAAGCCTGCCGTTCAAAGTTCTTGTCAAACTCATCACTCATTTCCACCTGAATGTCTTTCAGTATCCGGACCACTACTTTTTTTACGTTTTCATTCATTCCCAGTCAAAGTTAAATTTCAATTGTACCGTATCGTCCGGCAAATCATTTTTAGGGTCTGCGGACGCTTTAAGCATATTGTAGAATGTACGCTCACTAATAGCATACACAGGATATATGTACCGCCGCCATATTTCACGGTTCGGTACACCGTGACTGGCATAATGGTCATATATCCTGTTTACTTCTACTACACGCTTCTGATAACTGACTCCGTGCCGCTTTCCCATATAGGTTTAATCGTTCATAGACGGTTCTACTTTAGGTTTATAGGGACGGATGTCAAGCGTCATTTTTGCGCTTACCGTTACCCGGCCACTTCCTTCACACTGTCTGCAGACTTCCTCAACGGTTTCGCTTCGCTTCTTTCCAAAGATCCGAGAGGGATATTCTACAACTTTCTTTACTTTACCTGTACCGTAGCAAGCACGGCACAGGGCTACTTTCGGAGATTTCTCCACTTCTTGTATCATAGTTCTATTATTTATGATTCTGTCATTCCCAGAGGGATAGGTTTCCACATTCCGTTTTCGTTTTTGATTTCAGCACGGATAAACTGTTTGCTCACTTCCGGCTGGTAGGCTTCCTCAATGATACGCACACCTTCAATGAAACGGTCATCTCCGGTTTCCATGGCCACTTTGCGAAGCTGCACGATGCGTGAAGCCTTCAGCGTTCCCTTGGCATCACGGGCCAACAGACGAAGCACCATGCTCACCAGTGCCTTGGTCTTTTCATCTTTGGCCAGACCTTCGATGTATTCCTTCACAATGGCTATACCGTCTTCCACCGTGTCACGGTAACCGTCGGTCACATACACACCCAGCGTGATTCGTTTGTCGCCTTCACTGTTAGTAAAGGTATGGCTGCGCTGGTCATCCTTCACCTTGGTCTTGAAAAGGTCTGCCTTCATTTCCAGAATGGTTTTGAAGTTGTCCATCACAGTCTGCTTGCTTGCCTTGATCTGCTCACTGATGCCCAGCAGTACCGGAATGGAGTTTGCTATCTCCTCATCCACCATCTGTTTGTACATTTCGCGGTCATTCTTGGCTTTTTCCTCTGCCGCTTTCTTTGCTTTTTCTCTCTGGAAGGCTTCAAATTCCGCCTTTTCCTCTGCCGTCATTACCACGGTCGTTTGTTTCATTTCTTCCATGATTCTTGTTTTTTGGGGTTATTGGTTTTCATAATCCTGCATTTCAGGTTCGTCTTCCATCAGCATAGCCTCTCCGTTGGCGTATGCCCAGTCAGCCAATTCACTATAAAACTCGGCTGCATCTTGCTTCTCCATATCAGAGGCAAGCAGGTTGATTTCCTTTTTCAGATTCTCTAAAATCTTTGTGTTTCTATTTTCCATATCCTATCAGTTTGCCGGAGCATCAGGGTCAATCTGAATGAGTGATACCATGCTCACGGGGTTAATCGTTTGCTTTTCTTTCCTGGGCTTCAAGCCGCCTTTCCGTTGTATGGACCGAAGCTTTACCGCCAGTTCATCCAGTTCGTCCACCGTAATCTGTCTGAACGCTTTGCCGACTATTCGGGGATTACTGCAGAAGTCATTGATTCGTGCCCAGTCGGATGTATCTATGCCCAGCTTCTGCATCAGGTTCAGACAGAGACTCCGTTTCCGCCGCAGCTCCTCACGCAGCTTCTGTCGCCATTCGTCTTGTCCGCTCAGCTTCTCCAGAGCCGTACAGCAGGCTTCATACTCCTTGGCTGTCATTTCCTTCAGACTGTCCGTCCGGTTCCACGTGTACTGCAGCACAATGCTTTTCTTGAATTCTTCCCGGTCTCCTGTACAGGGAAGCTTGTTGAACAATGTGTAGAACCGGGCGAAATTGGTTACTTCCTGTGCCATGTCATTTACCATTAAGAATCATTTCACATTCCGTTGATTTGGTACTGACACGATAAATTATCTTATCCGGCTTCACTGATTTACCTTTGTATTCAGCCTCAATTTGCTTAGCAAATATCTTTTTGAACTCATCACCCATTTTAGAAAGTATTTCTTTATTGTACTCCCCGCAAAAACCTATGCGTGAGGATTGGATTTCACGAATTGTTCCTCTATATACCGTAGCGGTCAACTTCATCACCACAACACCGGTTTCCATTTTTATTTTTCCCATATCGACTAATTTTATTCAAACAACACTTTAATGCCACACGAACTGGCCACGTCAAGTTCCAGTTTGGCTCCCTTGCTCAGTTCCCAGTCCTTCAGCATATAGATATAGTCACAAGCCAGCAACAGGGCAATGTCGGCCCGCATGTGGGCTCTCCAATGAGCTTCATCCGGCAATCCGTTCCTGAAAGGGTTTACAGGGTCATAGCCTTGTGCCTTCAGTTCCTCCTCGGCACGGCTGAAGGCTTCCTTGCGCTCATCCATGTCATAATGCGCGATAGCTCCGCTGATGTACACCTTCCCGGCACCGGTCGCCTCACCGCGCTGATAAGCCTTGTGCCGTTCCCACCGTTCCGGAACGACCACACTGTAGTTGCACGATTGGCAGCAGCAGCCTTCTTCTTTCACCGGGAACGGATTGTATCCGTAGCCCTCATACTCTTTGCCGCAGATGCAGCACACTTTCTTTTCTTCTTTCTTTTCCATCACTTCAAATCTTTAATGTTTATTTGGCAGGACGGATGCCATACCTGAATATTCCGAGCAAACATCACATCCCTGGTTTCTATCACTACGTGTCCCTTTGTCTTGGCCCTGCGCAGACGGAGGTCGCTTTGTATGTTACGTTCTACCCAATCGTCCACCACGGCCTCCGCTTCCTGTTCTTTCAGGAGTATCTGGTACAGCTTATTCTCCCATTCCATCATTCAAATAATCCTCCATATTATCGTCCTTCAATGTTTTGGCAGCACCTTCTTCCCATATCACGTAGGGCTCACCGGGCCGCTCCATAAAGCGGCTTTTGCACCAGGCTTTGAAACAGCTTACCATGATTTTCACATCGGCATCATATTCCACCTTGCGGGCGCTTCTACCTGCCGGATGAAGCCCCTCGGCATGGCTGATGAAGATAAACAGTTTCTTGGGATGACGTTCCTTGAACTCCTTGTAGGTTTTGTAGTTCAAGCCGCTGTATTGGAAGCTGTCGATAATCACGATTCCGGGACTGCCTCTGCGCCGTAACCGTTCCTCCAATTGCTCCATCGGTTCCCGGTCAAGGATAATCAGCTTCTTTTTCACTTCACCCATCTTGTGCCGTTTCAGGCTCATCTGGAACGACAAACCGGTACTTTCTTCCAAACTGTCATAAATTACGCGTCCGAAGCTACACAGGTACTTGGCCAACTGCATCACAAAGCTGCTCTTACCGTTTCCGCTGGCTCCCCAAATAATCCACACGCCGCTCTTGGCCGGGTTGCCTATCGAGGTTTGCCAGTCCCCGGAAAACTCGAACCGGGGAATCTTCATGTTCAGCACCTCACCGGGACTGTAGGCTCTCTTCAGTTTCACGGTTACCTCCTTTCAATTCTTCAATAAGAGCATCAGCATAGTCCACAGCAAGTCTGGCAACTTGTTTTATAGACATTATACCTGATGAATTGCTTCTTACTACCGGAAGCATGCTTTTGGCAATTTCATATCTGCGCTGTTCCCAGTCTATCTCATTCGCTTTTCTCATCTCGCGATGGATACCGATAACAGCATCCATCGCTTGCATTTCTATCTTGCTTATCATGCCTGCATCCTCCTTAATTTTTCGATTTCGGTATATACGCGCCGCAAGCCGCCTCCGGTGCTATGAACAATCTTGGCAATGTCGGCACCGTCCGGGGCATTGATTTTTGCGACGATGGCAGCCTGTGCCTTCAGAAACTTTTCGCGTTCCTGCGCATCGTCCGGGGTCACCTTGCTGTAGGAGTCACCGTAGCGGCTCAACATTTCGGTATAGCCCACCTTCTTGCCTTCGATGGCGCGGTTGATCTTCTCCTTTAATCCGTCGGCACCCATCATATACCAGGCACAGCAGCGTTCCGTAGCGTTCCAAAGCGCCTTTAACTCCAGGAAGGCTTCATACTGCAGGTCCCCGGCTTCATCCAGGATAACCAGGGGCGTATCAATCGTGCGCAGGTAGGCCACCAGATCCTCATACACGTCGCTATAGCGTCCGTTGCTGGTCACACCGAATTCCTTGGCAATGTAGCGTATCAGCTTCAGTTTGGTCTTCACCTGGCTGCAGTCCACATATACGGCGTGCTTGTGCTGCTTCACGTAAGCTTTCGCTGTAAAGGTCTTGCCGATATTGGGCATATCGCACAGGATGGCACTCAGCCCGCTTCCCTGGCACACTTCCAGCTGCTTGCTCACAAACACGTAGGTCGGGGTCTGTGCTGCCAGCCAAGGTATTTCTGTACGCAGTTGCACGCCTAATCTTCGGGCTATACCTACCCAGTTGGCATCACTGACCTGCTTTTCATAATTGCCCCGCTTGATGGCATTGTAAACGCTGGGGGCTATGCCCAGTGCCGTGGCATGGCGGTTGTCACTGGGATAATTTTCACGGTCGGCGGCTATCGCTGCCACAATACGTTGCTTTACTTCATTTGTTATTTCCATTTGAATGCTGTTTTAAATTCGTTCTAACGTCGTTAATTATATCTTGGCTACTGCATCATGCTCGAAGGCACTGATGTCCATATAGGCTGAGTAATCTTCTTCCTCGGCTTGTGCAGGAAGGGGAACGGCTTCCGCCTGTACCTCTGTTATCAGCTTTGCTTCCTCTTTGGCAAGGATGCCCACACGCTTGATCTTGCCGTCCTTCATCATCTTGTCGAATTGAGCTACATACTTGGACTGTTCGGTATAGGCTGCCTTGTCGTACTCGGTCTGCTCGGCTGTATTCTCATTGTAACGGGCTACGGGCTTGCAGGTGGCGATATATCGTCCGTTCTGGTAGATATATACCTCGTTGATGGTTCCGTCGGCATCGGGCAGATAATAGGCATCTACCTTGTAGTTCCTCGGCTCCAGCTTTTCGATGATTTCCGGGCTGGGCAGTCCGTATTGGTTGTACATCACCGTGCAGTAGGTGTTCTGCCGGATGGTTGTTTCGGTGTGCTGTCCGATGAACCGGTAAAGAACGGCCTTGTCCCAAGGTGCAAGGTTCGGGTTCTGATGGGCGCAAAGCACATCCCAACGGCTCATGCCCGGATAGCGCTTTTGGTTGGGGTGAGGCTGTGCGTTGAAGGTCTCAATGGCGCGTATATCATCGGCTACCAATTCTTCATAACTATAGGTCTTCACCTTGTAGGTGTTGTTCTTTTCGTCATACACCTTTTCTTCCTTCGGGCGGTTGGCCTCCAGCTTGGCATACCATCGGCCGATACCTACCTGCGTGCGTTTCTCCACACCGTATTTCTTTTCGCGGTTCTTGTGCTCGGCACGTTTTTCACGCGAGTTCCCGGGGTTACACCAGCGGATCAGGGGGAAGACGGTACCGGCTTGCATCAATCCGTCGGCAAAGTCGCTTACCAGGTGGTGTTCCACTTCTAACTCGGCGGGGATATACATGCCGTTCCGGTCCAGGGTCTGGAACATGTTTCGCATGCAGTCTAAAAATAACTCGGTAGTCTTGTACCGGTTGTAGGCATATCCCACCACAGCACCGCTCACCACATCGTAGGCATAATAGGCTTTCACTCGGTTGCCATCCTTCATTGGGCGCGGCAGGTCGCGGTCGTCAAGAGAAACCTTACTCAAGGAATATTCACCGATGCTGCGCAGATGATAAGGACGGTAGGCATTGTTGAAATCCCATTGGCTCATGTGCAGCTTACCGCGAAGGGCCTTGTTCTTGGGGTTGTTCAGGTAGTTGGCTACTGTGGCCGGGCTCAATACCAGCGGATTTCCATCCTTGTCGGTAAAGTCTGCCGGATTCAACACCTCGCCGGTTTCGGGGTCATATAGCTCCAGTTCTCCTTGCACAAATAGATTGTACTGTTCCCACACGGTGGTATTGAAGGGCTGCTCCGGTTGGGCATCGATGCTCAGCAGCAGGCGTTCAATGTCATAGGTCACTTTCCGGCGGTTCTGGTTCATGAACTTGCGGCTGATAAGGCTTTCATAGCCGTTGGCCTTGAAGTCATTCACACGCTTCTTGAAGCGGTTGGAACTGACAGGCAAGGTATGTCCGAACTCTGCTTGGTAGTAACTGATGGCTCCTGCCAGTTCGCCCCAGTTCACCGGCCCGGCCTTCATGGCCTTTCGCATAAACGTGGCATCCTCCATGGCACGCATCACTGCCTCAATTACCGAAGCGTTTACCGTATATTCTTGGATGTGTTCCGGTGGCAGTGTATCTCCGTTGTCAAAACGGAACCGGGTGTAAAATTCCCGGGCTTTCGCATCGATGTGGTAATGGCTGCCGAGCCAGTTTCTTATTACGTCTTCTTTCATATCTCCGTATTTTAGTTTTATCCTTTCCTGAAACCGTAGGGGCATGGTGGCTATTTCTACCAAAACGTAACCTCCCAGACCTCTTCCGGATCGAACTACATTGATTTTCTCCTTTGCCGCTAACTTCTTGTAATTGGGTATCGACATGATGGGAGCAAGTTCTTCTTCGGAAAGAGTGGAAGGATGAACTCCTTTCAGCGTGCGGCTTCTGCTGTAGTCTGCCTTTCCGTTCACCATCACCGGTCGGTCATCGTAAGTCAGGTCATTGTAGGATATGCACAATATCTTTCCATAATACTCCATTTCATTTCTATTTATAAGGCAGATGCCATCTGTTGGGTCTCGTGCTGCAGCTGCATGAAATCCGATACAAATTCACATTGGTAGGTTTCAGTCCGTTTTCCGTCCACGTACACATCCACATCATTGGTCTTTCTGTGGACCACGAGTTTTACACGGGGACCGAAAGTGCAGGTCATGGTCTTCTCGCACTCCTCGAAGGTGGTTTCGCAGTTCGGGATGAAGTTCCCGTCAGTCAGTTTGCCGCCTCGCTTCAGGGCAAGAGTGCGTATCCGGCGCGCCTGATCGCTGTCACGGACAAAATTCAGTGCTTGCCACACAGCCTGACGGCTGCATCCGAATGTCTTCATCAAGAAGGTCTTGGTCTCGTTATCTGTCAAAATCTGCTTTCTCATATCGTCATACTTTTTAATCGTTATCGTTCGTTCAAAGGTTTTCAACGGCTTCCGCTATTTCCTAATCACCCGTCAGTATTTCATGAAGGCGTGTCCCTTTCTGCAGTTCTTCGACCAGCACCTGCATCGCTTCCTCACACACACAGCTCACATTCTCTATCACCCGGTAGGCATCCGAGTTGCTTATCTCATCCTCCGTCATGAATTGTCCAGCCAGCTCCATCGCCTGGTCGGCAATATTCTGCGTATGTGCCGTACTGCCTATCATCGTGCGCAACTTCTGTTTGAACAGACTCTCTGCTGTTCTCGGATTGAAATTCTTTGCCATAACTCTAAATTTTAAAAGTTTATATCGTGGGGCGCGGGGAATCGAACCCCGACGGCTTTCTACGCTTTCTTATTTCGATTTACCAACTCTCCGGCCGTGCCTGCCGCCCCTGCCCGTCTTTCCGGGCTGCCAGTTATCCGGCAATCTATTTGCCTTGTTCTTCTATCATCGAAAGGACAACCATCCTGTCTTCATCCCAAAGCGGAAGCCCCAATTCAATGGTCCGTTTCACCACTTCCATCTCACCGACCAGCCCTACCGCTTCTTTGCGGAAATCGGTATCGTCATACGCATGTGCCTTGCCAATCAGAAAATCGGTCAGGTTGTCGATAACTTCCTTTTGACGTTCACATTTCATTTCATAGTTCAGCACTCGCACATGAACATCGCGGATAATCCGGCTGTCCCCATGTTTCTTGAAATCTTTGCAGAACTCATCCTTGTTCATCGAAGTGTTCAGATAAACCGCATGGATGTAATCAAAATCCTCTGCTGTAGGGGTTATCCCCGTCCGTTCCATAAATTCTTGCTGTGTCATAAACTCACTTATTTTATTGTATTATTCTGCATCTTCAATTTTGAAAGAAAAGCACTTATCCGCCAATACTCTTTTTACAAAGTCTAAGTCGTATCTATCAGCTGAAAAGAAAACTGCCTGATAATCTACACTGGGATAAGCCTTGATTGCTGTTGTATCTACCATCTTCTTGACCAGTCCGTAAAGAGCTTCGGCGGTCTCGGCTGTTGCTTGAGCTATAATTACTTTTGCTTTCATTTTCTTTAATCCTTAAAATTCGCTAATCACACGCCTTTTTTGTATATTTGGCGCGCTGTTTACATCTTAAACACGCTGCAAATATATAGAATTATTTCAATACATCAAACTAAATATGGAAGAAAATCAATATAAGGATATGAATTTTATAGAAAGACTTCAATATTTCATGGAGAAAAAGGGCATAAATGACAATCAAATGACTGTTAATGCCGGTCTTTCTGTTGGACTTATTGGGAAAGCAAAGGTGTCTGGCAAAGGCATGAGCTCAATGAATATTGAAAAAATTCTATTAGCCTATCCGGAATTATCTGCCGATTGGTTACTTACTGGTGCAGGAAGCATGTTGAAAGATGATTTGAACGGCATTAAAACAATAGACGAAGCAAATTCTTCGACTCTGCCTACCACATCTATGAACCCATCCATCGGTACACCATACTACGATGTGGACTTTATCGGGGGCTTTGATGAAGTGTTTAATTCACAGGTAAACATACCTGCCACCAACATTGTAATAAGGGGATTCGAAAAAACCAGCCTTTGGTGCAATGTCACCGGGCACTCCATGGAACCCAAAATAAACCATGGCGACATCATTGCCCTGCACCAATGCACACTCAACGACATCCAATATGGCGAAATCTATGCAGTGGTGTTGGATACCATCCGCACCATTAAAATCCTCCGCAGGTCGCCGGATCCGGACAAGCTGCGCTTCATCCCCATCAACACCAATGACTACGATGAACAGGAATTCGACAAATCACGCATCATCAATGTCTTTGAAGTAATCGGAAGTATCAGCAAGTTCTTCTAAGTGGTACACGCATGCCTCCTACAGAAGGCTAAAAAAGGACGCACGCACACACTTTTGAAGGAATTTACCTGAAGCAAACTCGTAAATACACTGTAAATCAAAGGATTTATTTTATTATAATAAGGTATATCACACAAACAAGTGTCGTTTTTCCTCTCTGAAAACAGAGAAAAACGGCACTTGCTTTCATTTATAACATAGTTTCCTATTTCGGGCGTACCCTCTGAGAACTGAAAAAGTAACCCCTAAAGTAACCCCTAACTTAAAGAAGTAGTAACCCCTAACAGTAACCCCAATAGTAACCCCTAACCAAATAAAACCAACCGTAGGGGCATAAAAAAAGGGAGCCATAAGCTCCCCAATCAGCATTCAAAGAAATAACGCCTACAAGCCTTTCTAACGGCGCTATTATATCGTTCTAACCATTCCCTTACTACCACCCGAGATGAGCGTAGATTGCTTAATTATAGCCTTTTTCGTGCATATTGTGCCGTTACCAGACAGCCCGGCATGAAGCAGGTAATTCTTGGTTGCCCCCACCTGATCTGCCGTCAGAACCGTATAAACAGCCGATATACTGCTGAAATACCAATCTTTCTGCTTCGTCCCGTCTATTTTATGCAGCAAATGCACATGAATCACTTTTGCCATATTCGTTTCTATTATGCTGCAAATATACCAAATAATACTTATTTGGAAGAATTTTAAGGCAACATCTTTAAAAATAGGCACAAAAAAACGGCCACACAGCCGTTCACACCATCATATAACAAAATCCATCAACCCAGCCATAAAACGGCCACACAGCCGAAAATAAAACCCTTCCAGGCCGTTTTAGCCCCATCTGCAAGCCCGATGTAAAGCAATCCCCCGAATATCCGAAGAAAAGCCCCTCAAACGTAAAGCAGATGTAAGCCATGTAAAGAGAAAAACCGCTTCGAAATATTCAGCCCATTTTCCCGATCATGCCTAAACCCTTTGGTTTTCAAAACCTTTCGCCCATTTTTCCCGACCATTGAAAAAACCGCTTCGTTCTATGCCCCATACAATTCAATTTTATTTTTGTCATTTCACTTTCTTCTTTATAGTTTTGATAGCCATTGTTCATAAACCCGTGTAGCCACTTGCGCCATCATAACAGGCGGCACACTCATACCACAAATGTAATGCGGTGAAAAGCCGCAAAAATCATAGTCTTGTGGAAACGTGGAAATATTGCACACTTCGGCAGTTGATAGATAAACAGGCTTCTTAAATGGAATTGCACTATCAGAATGAGCCGTAAGCGTGTTGCAAATTTCATCCTCATACAAATAACATTGATTGAAAAATCCTCTTTTGCCTGTCAGCTTCCGATAAGCATTTGACATATCAATATCCCCATGTGTTCTATTATCAAACATTTCTTTCATGCGCTTGCCGTATGGTTTGCCCATGTAATCCGCAAATTCTCCGTAGCAAATCCCCGGCTCGTTGAAGTCCATGCTAATATGTGGCTCAACATTGAAGAGGTCAGACACTTTCAAGAAATTCACGCCCAAATCATGCCTAATACATACAAAGAACACCCGGTTTCGCATTTGTGGAACACCCATCTTTGACGCATCCAGCAAGAAATGTTGGCAATAATATCCGGCATCTTCAAAGTCCTTGTAAATGCGCCTTACATAATCTATGGCATTACCCATAAGCAAGCCTTTCACATTTTCCGCTATCACAACCTTTGGTTGCAGTGCCTTTGCCAAAGCTATGAAGTCGAAGAAAAGTGTATCAAGAACTTGTGCCGTTTGCCCCTCTCTGAACACCTTTTCTTTGCCCCAATCCTTTTCACGGTTGCCAGATAAGGAGAAAGTGGAACATGGGGGTGAGCCGTCCAAAATATCCAAGTTGTAAAGTTCGGGCGGTAGCTCTCTCTCTCTCTCTCTCTCAATTCTCTTATATCCCCTAAAAAATTGAACCGTGGTGCATGGTTGGTTACATACACCTGATTCACTTTAGGGTCTATTTCATTGCAACCTATCACATCAAACCCTGCCAACTTGTAGCCCATAGTTGAACCGCCACCACACGCAAAACAAGAAAACACCTTGCCTTTGTCTTTAGTGAAATTGGTTTCTGCCAGCTTCCAGTTATAAGGGAATTTATGAATTTCCATTATTGCACCTCCTCATCTTTACACATAACGACATCGCCACAAATATAATCCCAACCAAAAATAGCATTGTGTTTATGCGCTATTTCTGTGGCTGTTTCGTTGGAATCTAAAACGTCTTTCCCATTATCATTGATTACGAGAATATCCCCATTGTGTAGGTTTATAATATCAATGTAACCATCTACGAACTTTTGCAGTTCATCCAGTTGGAAGTCCAGCCCGTTTTGAGGTTGGATTTCCAATTTACTTCCGTCTGTCTTTATCAGTGTTGCCATCTTATTTTGCCTCCTTTCGTTTTAGTTGAAGTTTTACCTTTTCGGCATCAAACTCATAGTTCATACACTCAGTAAAGTTTCCCATTATAAGCATTAGAGGGAAGAGCATACCATGCTTACATCCTCTTCCAAATTCGTCTGATGCTGCCTTGCATGAATCACATCTATAAATGTCTTGTACTGTTACTATTGCCATTGTGAGCCTTCTTTCTTGCCTTGTGAACGCCTTTAGTATAATTGCGTTCAACACGTCTAACGTCATTGTATTTTGCTTGCGCTGTAGATTCTATCATGTGGGGCTTTTCGTTTCCCACCCAATGAGCATCCGGGTGTTCCTGCTGTATTGCCGCTAAAATTGCATCTTTCAATATTCCCATATCCTAAAATTTTATTGGTTGATACACACGCTTGTTGGAACGAGTAGTTTATAAGTCGTCCCGTTGGGAAAACCATCTTTAATGGCTTCTTTTATCTCTTTTGCGGATGGAACGCTGTTGCGCACTCCAAACTCAATCTTTCCCAAACGTCTGCCGTTATGGTCGAAAATGATGTAAGTGTATTCATTCATAATTCTGAAATTTACTTGGTTACTACTGTTACAAATTGGCACTTTGCCCAAAGCGTAAAATCATTGCTGCTTATGTACTTCTGATTTTTGGCTTCAATGGCTTTTGCTTGTTTTTCGCTAATCTCTTTGCCTTGTAAATAATATTTTTTCATACGGTGTTGCATTGTGGTAGCCAGTAGGCTACCTGATTATTATATAGTAAATTCACGTTTGAAGTCTTCATCATCTTTAATGTATTCACTCAATGCAGATAATAGCCCACGTTTACTTCCACATTTTGCAATACTGAATAACCCGTTATTCTTCTGTTCGTCTGTTGCGATGAAGATGTAGCCATCTTTAACCTCCGGCTTGAATGACTTAATTTGCGATTTTAATTTTCTGAAATTGATAGCCATATCTTATTTTCTTAGAATTTCATCAAGTATTTTTTTATCAGCATCCCAAAGATTGTACCCTTTGGCAATTTTTCTTCTGATATATTCTTTTTCTCCAATCATAGCGATTGCTTTTTCTCTTAAATCTGATGCACTCCACTTTTCGGCTTGTTCTATAAGAAAGTTTGCAAGACATTTGCGTTCTTCGTAAAGTTCACGAACTAACACCGTTTTTTGCTCTATTTCTTTCAGAGCTGCCGGGTTTTTCATCCACAATTTGCAAAACGCATCTTTATCAAGGTCTGTATTCATGTAGCAAGTTTCAACCTCTGTATAGTTGTCCGCTGTTAGCTTCAACTCGGTTCTTTCTTCAAATTCTTTCTGTGTCATGGCGATATGTATTATAGTATTGATATTTCTTTTTGAGCTAATTTGCTGTCTGTGAGGCACAGCACTTCATATTTCATTTTTTTGTAGTTGTAAACTACTTCTAATGTGTTTTGCCCTCTGCCGTCTGCCCTTTCGTCATAAATGGTTTTGATATGCTGGTACATGATATTACCCATCATAAAGTTTACACATCCCGAATCATAGAAGTAAAATGCTACCGCATATTCCAATGTTTTCTTTTTATCAATACTCTTAGTTGCCATAATCTGAAAATTTAGTGTTGCATTATTATTTTTGTACTTTGTATATTTCAACGTCAGGTACTACTTTCTCTACTCTGTTGCGTATGAAATCGGTAATAATATCTTCGTGGCTCCACTCTTTAGAATAAGACATTGTATCATGGTAGCCATCACAGATTACGCTTCCATTGCTGGTTACGGACAAGCTAAAATAGATAGCCATTTCTGCTAAACTGTGGCACTTAAAATGCTTGTTTCCTTTTATTAGAATATAATTCACATCCATATCACATATATTTTAAACGTTATCAATCTTATTACGATGCAAATATAGGCTATATATTTAATATAACAAAGTATTTGGATGTATTTTTGGATATATTTTCAAAATACCTATGTGATAGTTGGTTTTGATAGTCTTTTAGTGGTGATTTCCTTTATTTAAGATGGACGGAAATGCCTAAATGGATATATTTACTGCAAAATAGGATATATTTTGCGTTTTTATGAGGATATATTTTCGTTGAGTGAAAAATATTATTCCTATTGTGTTAATCAAACACATATTTGTTATATTGAATATAGTAAATGAAAAATCGCTTTTACGTCTTGTTTTTAAGCGTAAGATGCTAATAGGCAAGTAATTTACCGAGTAAAATATGTGTGTTTATAGAACGCATATATGATTTTATTTCATATCTTTGCTCTGTAGAAGTTCAACTTACTAAATAACAAAAGCAACAATGAATAAGAAACTCTTTGAGAAAGTCAAAGGCTTGTGTAAAGACACTGGTCTTTCGGAGAAGTACCTTAAAGCGATAACCGAAAAAATGGGTGGCAGCATTGAGGATGATTCTACCGATGATGAGGCAATAGAAAGTACGGCAAATCTGATTGCGGAAGTGGCTAAGGAAAGTCAAGGTGAAGCAACCCGATGGGCAAACAAAAAGAAACCAACCCAAACCGAGGATGAGGAAGAGGAAGAAAGAAAGCGTAAGGAAGAAGAATCTAAACGTAAGGGCAAGGTGGCTTTGGACGAAGCGACTGAAAAGAGGTTAAAGGAAATGGAGGAAAAGATTGCTAACTACGAAGCCAAAGAAAGCAAAGAAGCCCGTGCGAAGGAAGTAGTTAAGGCTATGGAAAAGCACAAAATCCCGGCTTATCTCCGTGACCGTTTGGCAAAATCAATCTCCGATGATGAAGATATTGAGGATGCCGTTTCCGCTTACAAACAGGAGCTTATTACAAATGGGCTTGATGATGAACACTCAGGGGGTTCTAAGGCGGCAAGTGAAAAGCAAATTGATGAAGCTGCTGATAGCTTGCTGGAATCAATAACCGTAAAATAAAAGATGAAATGAAAAGAAAGACTGCTTCATTTACCGGGATGCGACCCATTTTCACGGGTTCGCCCTCTATCGTGCAAGGCGGCTTCAATCTGGACGTGGAAAACCAACATTTCGCTGTTGGCGATACCGTGCCTGCCGGAACGCTTGCTATCAAGGATGAGGTGAAAAGGACGGTGCAAGTCATCAAGACTGCAAAAGTGGTGGAAGTGGATGCGGAAAACACCAAGAAAGTAAGCCTGTACGTGGATGAGTTCTACGAGCCTTGCTTTGCCGTTGGTGATTTGGTGCTGAAAGACGGCACAGCCGCTACAGCCATTGCCGATGTTCCCACAATCGAAAAGATTGAGCGAAACGGAAACAATTACATTGTCACTCTCTCCAAAGCCATTGCCGGGCTTGTAAAGGATGATGTATTGGTAGAGGTTGTTTCGGACGGACAAACTGCCGCAAAATCAAAGGAGCGTGGCACTTCCAACTCCGTACTGATTGCCGATGTGGAAGTAGGCGAGTTTGAAACCTCTGTAGATGTTTCTGCCGACACCATGCAATACGCAATGTACGAAAGACGTGTGCCGCCTATCCCTGCCGGGCAAAAGGACACTACGGGCGATTACTTGAAAGGGAATCCCCACGTGAAATTAACGAAATCACACTAACTAAAATTAGCGTAACGACATGAAATCTATTTTTTCAACATTCAAAGGGCTTCACAAGGACGGCAAACCGCTTGACTTTTTGGCAACGTGGAAAAAGACTTTTGATAAGGCTTCCGAACGTGAAACAACCCTTTTTCAGAAGATGTACTGTGATAGTTGGTTTACTACCAACACGCCCCAAATGTCATTGACTGCCGAGGCACTTGTAGGTAAGTACAACTTGCGTATCATGGCTACATTGATTGGTGATGAATCACCTACACCTATGAGGCGTTCTGACGGCTTCGATGTGTGGACTAAGGAAATCCCCCGTGTGGGTCACAAGTTCCCCATGTATGCACGTGATTACCGTAAACTGATGGAGGTTTACGAAAATCCCCGTTTGAGTGAATCCGCTAAGGTGAAGCAAATTGAAAAGACCCTTACCCACGACATGAAAGATGCTTATTTGGGCTGTAAGGACGTGATGGACTTTATTGCTTTGATGGCATTCTCTAATTGGGGTGTGGCTCAGTTCGTGCCGGAAATCAACAATCCGGGTGGACGTAAGTACGAGGTGGATTATCAAATGCCGGAAACAAACAAGCTGGTATCAGCTTTCTTGTGGAACTCTGCCAATACCAAAGCTGGCAAGTTGTCCCCCGTCCTGATGTTGTCGGCTATCTGTAGTGACCTGCGTAACCGTGGCATTGAGCCGGGCGAAATCCTTATGAGCCAAGACCTCTATTTTTGGTTGCGTATGGACGAAACGACCCGTTTGTTGGTACATGGTAACGATAAAAAGGCTCAGACCGTAACAACGGCTCAGATGGCAGATTTGCTTGCTGGTAATGAAATCCCCCCTGTAACGGTGATTACCCGTAAAATGGGTATGGATATGGACGGTAAGCGTAAATCGCTTGAACCGTGGAATCACAACTTTATCTGTATCAAGCCTGCCGGGGTTATCGGTGAAATTCAGCCCGCCATTGAAGATAGCGAGTTGATAGAGGAAGAAAACGTGGACTACATGAACGCTGGCGGTGGTATTCGTATCGCCAAGTGGCGTACCGGGGAATCCACTGGTCAAGTTGCAGCCGAATATACACAAGGCTCTGGACGTTTGTTGCCTCTTATCACTGAAATTGGTGCTATCATCTGTTTACAGGTGCGTGGCTTTGAGGAAAAGGAAGTACCAGCCGATGCAAATGGTGTGGCACGTACCTATTGGACTAAATCCGAATTTGAGAGTGCAACAGCTCTTGAAGTAGGCTAAATCTTTTGCTTATGGAACTGGCAGTAAAGAAAGCGTTTATAGACAAAAACGACAAAGGCAAAATCTACAAGGTAGGTGAAACCTTGCATACCGATGAGCTTAACCGAGTTAATGATTTGGTTGCAAGGGGCATTTGTGTGATTAAGTCTTTGGAAAGTAAACAGGCTGAAAAGGTCACTTTCCAAGACAATGAATATGATTTGAATGTGGTAAAGGATGCTTTGGAATCCATCAATGCCCCCGTTGCCAAAAATGCCGGGGTTAAGAGTGTAACCAAAGCGATTGAAGCCCTTTCAGATGAGAGTGTAACGGCTTTGAAAGAAGCCCTTGAAAAATAGTAGTGATGGGAACTTTGACAAAATACAATGCGTTGGTGGGTGAGCTTGAACCCTATACCCCAAGCCGCCTTGCTTTGCAAAAGGCACTTGCTGATGTGAAGATAAGCGACTGGGATAGTGAGTACAATGCCGACACAGACCAACGCACGATAGCCATAGCCGCTATAAAGGTGCTAAAGCGGATGATTGTGCTTACCAATGACACGTTAGGTAAGTCCTCACAAGGCTACAGCGTGGAGAAATTGGAGAAGCGCATTAAAGACCTTTGCAACGAGAACGGTTTGGACGTTTCGGATTTTGTCGAAGTTTCTTCCATTACGGACGGCTCTAATTTGTGGTGATATGGCACGGAATAACGGAACTTTCAGATACACCGCTTTGCCCCTTGAAGCAACGAGGGATGAAGCAACGGGATTTTACACGGACGATGATGCGCCCGTGTGGGTGAAAGGCTGTGAGTGTCAAGTGGAGAAATTCATACCTGCCAAGCAACGATTGGGAACGGACGGGCAAATGTATTCATACACCTTTGATGTGTTTTTACCATCCTACTTTGAGGGTGATTTGAGTATAGGCGCACGTGTGGAAGTGACTTTGGAGCGTGGAGGTGTGGATGAGTTCACCATTTCGGGAATAGATGATACAAACCCTAAATACATAGAGATATGGGGATAATGCCGATGTTTGACAAAGGGGCTATCTTAAACCCCGTGGCTGCTTTCCAAAAGCAACTTGAATTGGCTTTCGTAACCTTGTTAAAATACATGGGCGAAAAGCTGGCTAAGTATGCTAAGGATAGCCACAACTACCAAGACCAAACGGGCAATTTAACCAACTCTATAGGCTATGCCGTGGTACAGAATAAGGAAATCGTTTACTATGGTGGGTCAGACCAGCCCGGAGAGGGTGCGAAAGCCATGTTGGAGGCTGCAATGAAGTATGCCGCCACGCTGCCAAACACTTTTTCCCTCATTATAGTAGCCGGAATGAATTATGCCGCCTACGTGGAAGCCAAAGGGTACAACGTGATTCTACCTGCCGAACTGAAAGCCAAAAGCGAACTTCCTGCCGAGATTAACAAGTTGGTGATGAAAGCTAATAAGAAAGCAATCGAATTATTCGGGAACGCAGCATGATAACGACTGAGGAAATAGCAACAAAGGTTTACGCCATGCTTCAAGCAAGCGAGGTGAAAAACTTCATTTCGGGTGTGATTGATTACGAGCGTAACGACTACACCAAAGAGGATGTGATAATTGTCCCTCATACGATAGACGGTGAAGCATCCGTGCGCTACGGTCAGATAAACGTGAATATTCATGTGCCGGATAAGGTGATAGCCAAAGGCAAGGGGCAAGCCGTTTACAGGACACATTTTAAGAGGCTCATAGAGATAAGGGCAAAGGTGGTTGAGGTGTTGAAAAACCATTATGAAAGTGGGAAAGGCTATAACTGGAACATAGGGCGGTTTAACCCACCGATTAAGGAGAAAGACCAAAACGAACATTTTGTTTCCCTTGCTTTGGAGCTTACAGTAAGAGAAAAGAGTATCAACTAATAAAAAATTAAGATTATGCCGATTTTAGCAACAATGGGGTTGAAAAAGATTTATATCGCCCCTGCCATGACCGATGGAAGTATGCCCGCAAAAGGCAACCAATGGCTTGATTTGGGCGATGTGTATCAAGACACTTGCAACTTGAAAGATGATTCTCCCGAAATCACGGAACATAAGTCGGAAACGTCAAGCAAGGTTATTACGTTGGTGGGTGAAACACCTACAAATGTGGAGCTTTCTTTGATGGACCCGGATTTGGAATTGCTTGCACGTTATTTCGGTGGTACTATTGCTGGAGAAAAGGGCAAGCGCACTTGGATTCGTCCACGAAAATTGGAATACAAGGAGTGGGCGTTATGGATTCAACCGGAAGAGGGCTTGTTTATCGGGTGTGCCAATGTGCGTATCATCCCGACATTCGAGATTACCTATTCTTCAAAGGGTATCTGCCTTGTGCCTATGACTATCAAGTTTCAATCAAACTTGCAAGCAAGCGAGGAAATGAGCGACCCAACAGTAGCATGACACTGAAAAAGTCTGAGAACCGATAGCCTCCTATCCCCGGATGGGGGGCTTTTTAACTTTTAAGACAAATGGAACAACTGAATAATGAACGTGAATTGACCCGTGAAGAACGCTTGGAAATCGAAGAAAAGGCGATACAGGCACTTGTGAACATGGGAGTGAAATTCAATGTACCGCTTAAAATTAACCCGGTAAAACCGCCACGCTTCATCCGTTGGTGGAATAAGCATTTTCCGAACCATGTAAGGATGTGGCGTGACAAACGTATTCCCAAAGGCTGGGATGTGTCCGAAACAGAAGTACCCAATGCCGCTTTGCAAACTATGGAGCGTGTATATATGCGCCACTTCCATTTGAAGCCTCTTTATTTGGGTACGATGGATTGTTTGAGGCGGTTGTATCTGAATATAGAATACGATGAGGAAAAGATACAAGCCGAACCCATACAGGAAAGCAAACGCCTTTTCAAGTATATTCCTCTGATGGCTGAGATTGCAGCCGTAGCCGTGCTTAACAATCCCGTGGTAGCAGACCCCTCTAAAGACAAAGAGGTGAAAGCCTTGAAAGCGTTTTTCATGGAACACCTTACATCTACCCGGCTTGAAAAGCTGGCAGACGTGATAAGCCAAATGATGAATCCCGGGGGTTTTACGTCCTCTATTCGGTCAATACGGGAGATAGGAACGACCAATCCGAAGAAACTCAAAGCAAACCGAGTAGAGTAATCGGGCTAAATAGCCCGTGGGGTAATCGTGGGGAAATTATCAAGTCCTTTGGCTGGACTTACGATTATCTGCTTTGGGGTATCAGTTGGCTAAACGTACAAATCATGCTGGCAGATGCGGCACGTGTGGAACAAGAGCCGGAGCAAACGGACGGAAACAAAGATGGTGGGAAGCCGCCTGTACAGCTAAAGACAAAGGATGATATTAAGAATTATCTGAAAGGAATAATATAATGGATAATATAAACGGAGCGTTGGCGTTCAAAGCCACCCTTGATATAAATGATTTCAACGTGTCGGCACAAGCGATGGAAAGGAGTATCAAACAGGTTTCATCCACAGCCGTATCGGAATCGTCTGTGATGGATAATTCCATTCAGAGCTTTGCGCAAAATGGGGCGAAATACATTGTTTCCTACCTCGTTGGGCAGGGTATGGGGACTTTGCTTCAAAGTATCGTGCAAACACGTGGGCAGTTTCAACAGTTGGAAATTGCCTTTACAACCATGCTCAAAAGTGGTACGCAAGCAAAGGGCTTGATGGATAGGCTTATTGATACAGCCGCCAAAACTCCGTTTGACCTTTCGGGCATTGCGAGTAGTGCCAAACAGATGCTTGCTTACGGCTCAACCGTGGATAATGTGGTGGATGAGCTGGTAATGCTTGGTAACGTGGCTTCGGGCGTGGGTGCGCCACTACAGGATATTGCCTACCTCTATGGAACGCTACGGACACAAGGCAGGGCATTTACCGTGGATATTAGGCAGTTTGCCGGGCGTGGTATTCCCATCTATGAGGAACTGGCTAAAGTGCTTGGCGTAACCAAAGATGAAGTTTCCAACCTTGTAACGGAGGGTAAGGTTGGCTTTGCGGAAGTAGAAAAGGCTTTCCAAAACATGACGGGTAAAGCCGGGACTTACTACAACCTCATGCAAGAACAAAGCAAGTCCCTAACGGGTATGATTTCCAACATGGGTGATGCGTGGGAACAATCGTTAAACAAGTTGGGTGCGGATAACCAAGATGTTTTTGCCGGAGCTATTGAAAGTGCTACCTATATGGCAGAGCATTTGGATGATATTTTGCGTATTTTGAAAGCCGTTGCTATAGGCTATGGAAGCGTGAAAGCCGCTATTGTACTGAATACATTAGCCACAAAGGGATATACGGGCGTTGCTCTTTTGGATAACACGGCAAGGCAGGCTAAGATTTCCTTAATGAAGTTGGAAGCCGTTGCTACTGGGCAGATGGTAGCTCAGACAAAAGCGATGGTTGCAGCCCAAAACAGCCATGTCGCAGCATTGCAAGCGCAACTGACGGTAGAGGAACACGCCAACATGGTAAAGCAGTTACGCATTGCCACCATTCAACAAATGCTTACCATCCAACAAGCAGAATACCTTTCCAATTTGAATCTAACGGCTTCTTCTGCCAATTATGAGGCGGTGGCTCTGAGTGTTCTTACCGTTGAACAAAAGCAAGCTCTAAGCAAGTTAGACTTGTCGGCTAAAAGTGCCGTGTATCGTGCCGCTTTAGAAAATGAGGTTGCCGTTAAGACACAAAACAGTGCGGCTACCTTAAATGCCATGCGTACCGATGTCAAGGCAGCAGCCGTAAAGATGGAATCGGCACGGGCTGATGCACTGGCGGCAAAGGCGGCTGTAGAACGTGCCTATTTGGAAGTGTACAGGGCACAACAGACTGGGAACGCTGAAAAGATAGCCATTGCCACTAAGAAGATGGAGGCAGCGGAGGATAACGCAGCTATCGCACGAAAGACGGCTTTAGCCACCCAATCCGATTTTTACGCAAAGAAAAAACTACTTGAAGCTACAGCCACCAAGCAATCCACAGCCGCTTCCGTGGCAGATACTACGGCAAAGACAACACAAGGGGCTGTAACTTCCGTACTGACTGCAATCACGACAAAAGCAACGGTAGCGGTGAAAGCTCTTTGGGCTTCCATGATGAGCAATCCTATCGGCTGGGTAATGGGATTGATAGGTGCATTAGTCAGTATAATTACTCTTTTTACGGGCAAACAAAAAGAAGCGACCACGGCAACGGGTGAATTTCAAGATACCACGAAAAAAGAGATTGACGATTTGAATTTACTTTTTGCCGTATTGCAAAATACGGAGAAAGGAACTCAAACACATAAAAATACGATTGAAAAAATCAATGCCGTATGTAAACAATATAATAAGACATTGCTTGATGAAAACGCTACACTTGATTTACAGCGTCTTAAATATGAGGAATTGACTACAGCCATTCAGCAAACTACAGCCGAAAAAATCAAGGCTAAATATACCGAACAAGCTATGCAAGAACTGGTACAAAGCCAAACGGATGCACTTGATAAGCTGAAAGAGAATGCCGAAGATGCAACCTACAAAGAAATTCAAGAAGTTATGGAAACCACCACGGAGGGTGTAACCGTTATGATGAATAAGGTTGTTGATGTGGCTTCAAGTTCTATTCGTGGAGCTTCGGGGGCTGTATGGGATGCGGTAGAATCTATGGCGGTAGAATCCGCAAACCAATTGAAAGGGCTAACAGGTCAAGCCTATACCGATGCGTTCAACAACTCATTGGATAGCATTGTTTTTGCCGTACAAAAGTCCACCGGGGCTACAGGTAAAGAAATGGATGCTTTCAAGGAAAATATAAAAACTTATCTTGAAAGTGTCGCACAATCAGCAAAAAAGGCAGATGAAACCATAGGCAAGGTAGATAGGCAACTTGAAAAATTCTATGGTAAAAAAGATACGACTTCTGTAACAGAGAGTACCGACTATGTGGCTATGTCGTTTAACGAGATGGATAAGAAAATAGGTGAAACTCAGAAAAGTATTGATACCCTCAATGCCAAAAAGGTAAAGGTGGAAGCCGATAATACCCAACTGAAAGAGCTGAAAGACTTGTTGGATAAATTGAATGGTGCTGTAAACACCAAGACTACAAACCTTAACACGGAAAAGGGAATATCAGACCGTATCAAGCAGCTTAAAGAATTGCGTGAAGCTGCCATTATCGGTAGTTCTGACTATAAGAGTTATGATACGCAAATAAAGAAGTTGGAAGCCCGTTTACCCAAGCATACCACGGGGGATAAAGCGGATAGTGCCGCCAAGCAACTACGTGAAAGGCAACTTGAAGCTGACCGCAAATTGGAGGCTGACCGTATTGCAGTCTTGGAAGAGGGCTACGAAAAACGCAAGCGCACCCTTTCGCTCCAACACAAGGAGGCATTGGATAATATAGACAAAGAGGAAAAGGCTTTGGCTAAAGCTCGTAAGGATGCCGGAAAAGGTGGCTTATCTAAGTCTGAAAAGGACGGCTTCGATGAAAGGCGAACACTTGAAAACAAGAAATATGACAAAGCCCAAAACAAACTCTTTGACGGTGAAATAGAGTACAAGAAACAGCAATATGCCTTGTATTTCCGTTGGGTGCGTAACATGGGCGAAGATGTAGCCAATACCCAATTTGCCACGCTTTTAAAAGGCGGTAAATCGTACAAGGAGTATGTGGAAAATGAAATCAAGGCTCTAAAGGATAAACAACAAGCCGGAACACTCACAGAGGGAGAAAGTAACCAACTTATTTCCCTTAATATGCAATACAATGAAATCACGGGGGCAAAGTCCGCTATGGATTCTTTCAAGGAATCTGTATCTAAGACCATTCAGCAAGCCCAAACACTTGCCGAGAAGTTGGAAGCCATAGCCGATGCAAAAGAGAAGCTGGCTAATGGAAGTTCCGGGCTTGTGGGTGCTGATGAAAAAGCGGAAGCCACTTTGTTTGTTTCAGAAGAAGATGAAAAGTTACAGGAAGAAGTACAGCAAAAGATACTTTCCTCTTACAGAACCTTTGAGGAACAAAGAAATGACATCCAAAAGGAATACGCCTTGCTGCGTGCTGCCGCTCAAAAGACGGGCGACCAAGAACGGATTAACCAAGTAAACAAGTCGGAGGCAGAAGCGTTAAGCACCCTTACCGCCAATATGTTAAAGCAATCGGATAGTTGGAAGAAGTTATTTGGCGATTTGGATAGCCTTTCTGTAGCTGAAATAGATAAGTTGGTGGCTGATATTGAAACAAAGCTAAAAGATGCGGATTTGAAACTGAATCCCGTAGATTACCGTGCTTTGATTGATAGTTTGAATCAAGCAAAGGAAACGCTTATTTCAAAGAATCCCTTTAAGGCTTTAGGCACGTTCTATGATGATTACATTGAAGCCAAAAAGAAGCTGGCAGAAGCCAAAGCGAATGTTGCTGCTGGGAAGGGTACGGATGAGGATGTGAAAAAGGCAGAGGCTGACATGAAGAAAGCCGCCAAAGGCGTAACCAAGTCCATTGAAACGATTACCGATACGGCTACCACGTGCGGCAATGCCATTGCATCCATGTTTTCTGATTTGGGACAGGATGATTTGGCAAACGGCTTAGGTACTGCAATGGAGTTGTTCGGGCAGTTGGGAAATGCCGCCGCCTCTGTAGGTAAAATGATGAGCGGTGACATATTGGGAGGCGTTACGGGTATGGTAAGTGCCGTTACTTCTGTAGTGGGCATATTTGCCAAATTGCATGATTCCAAGTATGAGAAGAAAATTCAAAATCTGCAAAAGGAAATAGATGCGCTGGAACAATCCTACAGCCGTTTGGAACGAGCCTACAATAATACTTATTGGGTGTTCAATGATAGCCAACGTGAAGCCTACGAAAAGAATATCCAACTGATTAACGACCAAATACGGGCTTTGGAACAAGAAGCCAACGTAGCAAAGAAGAATTGGGATTTTGCCCGTTACGCTCAACTCAACAAGGAGATTAAGGAACTCAACAAGCAGTTGAAGAATGCGGAAGAAAACGGAGATATGTTTTCCATCTATGAGGCTCAGAAAAAGAACCTCAAACAGCAACAAGAGGATTTGAGAAAGCAAATTCAAGCTGAAAAGGATAAGAAGAAAACCGATAACGGAAAAATCCAACAGTGGAACGAGCAAATAGAATCCATTACCCAACAGATAGAGGATTTGGATAGGTCAATGATGGAAACGCTTGCCGGAACGGATGTAAAAACCGCCATTGATGAATTTGCCGATGCGTTGGTAGATGCTTATTGCAAAGGTGAGGATGCAGCGGAAGCATTGGGCGAAAAGACAAAAGAAGTCCTTAAAAAAGCGGTTGTGGAAGCGTTGAAACGTGAGTTTTTGGCAAAGGGAATCAATGATGCCGTTCTCTATTTGGGAGAATCCATGAAAGACGGGAAACTAACCGATGTAGAGAAGCGAGAATTTGAAAGGATGGTGAACGCTGCCGGGGATTTGTTCAATTCCGCATTGGAGGGTATTGGTGATTGGATTAAGGATGTGGAGGAAGAAACCGTACAGCAAGACCCCCTTACGGGTGCGGTTACTTCCATGAGTGAGGAAACGGGCGGTGTGATAGCCGGGCGGTTGAATGCCTTTGTCATAAACCAAAGCGACCAAACCTCTATTATGAGGCAGGCACTTGTTTACCAAGCCGAAATAGCCGCCAACACGAAGTTGAGTGCATCAGAGCTGACGGAGATTAAAACTACTTTGAAGCGCATTGAAAATAAAGATAGTTCACTTTTATCACAAGGAATAGCATAGTTATGGAACTGGTACAACAACTTAAAGAGGATGGCAAGGCAAAGGGGCTTTGCCGGATGTGGCAAATGAAGCTAAGAACGGGGCTTGACTATGAGCAACTGATACAGCTTTACATTAAGGGCATAGATTTCTGTATATCGGAGAATTACCCCACGCTTGACTTTATACGGGAACACTTCAAAGGCAAATGCGAGGTTTACGGGGTGTTTGTGGATGATGAGGTTACGGATAAGGTGAATTTACCCGATGTGGTGCTGAATGGTGACTGCAAAGCTATGTTGGAGTATGACGGCTATTCTGTTTCACGGGTATATGCACGGCATGATTCCCATAGTGCCGTAAACGTGTCGGACAATGCGATTGTTACCATAGACGCTTTCGATAACTCGTATCTGTATGTGGCGGTAGCCGGAACGGATGCAAAGGTGCTTGTGAATCTGTATGGCAATGCCAAAGCGGATATAGAGGGAGTGGGGATAGAAGTTAGACAAATGAATAAAAATACTTACTGATATGGATAAGAACATGATTTTACACCTGCCTTTCGATGACCCGGACGGTAGTATAGCTTACGACTTTTCACAGTATCGCAACGATGCCACCTTATCGGATGGTGCGGATTTTTCTAAGAAATCTAAAGTGGGTAAATCACTTGCTTTGAATGGTACGGGCGAATGCGAAACAGCTCGTTCCATACCCTTTAGCGGTAATTTTACACTTTGTTTTTGGGTGCTGCCTGTTTCTCAAAAGTTAGGCTGGGTGCTGAATATGCCCGGTATAGACAATTATAAAGAGCAATGGCTTGATGTAATGCCCGATGGCTGGATTTTCTTTGCTTTCGTTAAGTCCGGCAATATGTTTACCGTCTATGAGAACACGACCCGGATATTCAGCGAAATATTACCAAAGACACCAACGGGGCTTTCCATCAACGACCAATCACTTTTTGGGACGAAAGCCTTGCTGGACGAAGTGAAACTGTTTGACGTGGCGAAAGAACCCCGTGAAATATTCGAGTTGCAGAAAGATACGGATGTGGAATATTTCATAGACGGAAAGAACTTCAAGGAGTTTGGGGTATTCGTTTCCAAAAGTGCCGGATTGGTTGGACGGTTGGAGCGCAAAGAAGCCTTGCAAGTGAACTGGGACAATTACCACGGTATTGTAAGGGATAAGAAGCGACCACGCTACAAGGAACGCAACATTACACTGGATTGCTTTATTGAGGCTTCGGGACGTGCCGCCTATGTGGAATGGGTAAACCTTTTCTTTTCCCAATTCGATGCGGAGGGGAACCACCGTTTGCGTGTGGACTATGACGGAAAGGCAAAGCCTTTGGTATATGAAGTGGAATTGCTGGATGAGGCAGACCCGGAAAAGAGCTGGGGACAATATAGCAACGATTTGATGGTGGGTACATTCCGTTTAAAGATGGTGGAAGATGAACCTGTGAAAAAGGTGCTTAGATATATAGGTGGAACTGCAAACGGCAAGGCTACGATTACCGTCACTTCGTCCAAGCTGCTTAATATCTATTGGGGTGACGGCACGCACACTTACGATGTGTCCGGCAGCGAACAAACGATAGAACACACTTACGTTACACCCGGTGAATACGAGATAATCGTTTCGGGCGTGATTGAAGACATTGAAAAATTTGAAACCAATGCTATTGTGATATGGGAACTCTTGAAATAATCAGGCGCAACGGTGAAAAGGTACGCTTGTTTTCCAAAGAGCCGTTTTGTACGCTGAAATCAGCCGCTCAAAACAGTTCCTTAATGGGGGATGATAACGTACAGCTTTCCATTGTTTCCTCTGAGTTGCTTAATTTAGGCAAGGGAGATAAAATCATAGTGGAGGGTGAAGAATACACCATCCGTACTAAGGTGAACCGTGAAATGCTTTCGGACAACCATTATGTGCATGATGCCACTTTCTACGGAGTGATGTACGAGCTGATGAAAAGCCTGTACCGAAACACCGATGCAAACGGGAAATCCAGCAAAAGCACGTTTGACCTCACTTATAATATCCGGGACTTTGTAAAGGTGCTTATCTACAACGTGAGCCGTGACTATCCGGGCTTATGGGCTTTCGATGAAGCTAATTGCCCGGACACAGAACCCCGTACCATTTCCTTTGCCCGTAACAATTGCCTACAGGTTTTGCAAATGCTTTGCAGTGACCGTGAATTTGATTTGGAGTTTCTCATTACCCAAAAGGACGGGGTGCGTACCATCCACATAGGAAAGTTCGGTGCAAAAGTTGTGCCCCCGGGTGGCAACGCTTTCTTTGAGTGGGGCAAAGGCAACGGCTTGTACAAGCTCAAAGAGCAAAAGGTAGATGATAAGACCATTATCACAAGACTTTGGGTGGAGGGTGGCACGACCAACATTCGGAGTGATTACAGGGACTATTCAGAACGCCTACAGCTTCCGTTTCCAGTGCGTTTGAACAAAAAGGAACACAAACTATGGGACGGTACAATAGTACCGCCTCAGAGCGAATATATAGGCATATCCGATGATAACAAGCGTTATTTGGAGGATGGCGATTTGAGGGATGCACTGGGTAGTGATGAGGATGCTGTGACGTATGATAATATTTTCCCGAAACGGACGGGTACGGTTACTGCTTTGGTGGTTGATGATATAAACAGCTTCATTGATGATACAATGGACTTTGACCTGAACGAGAAAGACGATAAAGGTACAAAGTATCTGATTAACGAGGTATCGGCAAAGATTACTTTCATTTCGGGTAAATTAGCCGGACAACAATTTGAATTGGCGCAAAAGGGAGGATACGACCATGCAACAAAAAGGTTTACGCTCATTCCATTTACGGACAACAGGGGGCTAACTATTCCTACCACTGAAAGCGAGGCTTACCGAATAACGGAGGGTGACACGTATAAGATTACGGATATTCACCTGCCTAAATCTTATGAAGATGATGCAGAGGAAGATTTATGGTATGCCGGATATAACGAGTTCAAGCCACGCACACAGGCACGGGCGCAATATCAGCTTACCTTTGAACGTTCCTATTTTTTGAACGCTTTGCCAAGCGATAGCGAAACAACCGTCTTTCATGTGGGTAACTATGTACCCGTGAAAGATGAGCGTTTCGGTATTGAAAAGAATATCCGCATCCAAAAGGTGACAAAGAACCTGCTTGTGGAGCATGACTATACACTGACCCTTTCGGACATTACAGCCATTTCCCCAATCACTCAAACGGTTGTGGATGTTGGACGGCACGAAACAATCATAGAAAACAATCGGCTTCGGGACTTGACTAAGGCACGGAGGGGATGGCGTACAACAGAGGAACTGCGTACAATGGTGTATGATACGGATGGTTATTTTGACCCCGAAAACATCAAGCCCAATTCCATTGACACCAATATGCTTACGGTGGGGTCTAAGAGCCAACAATTTGTTTTGATAGATGTGATACTGCAAGCCAACGTAAACGGAATATCCAATCGTTTTGATGCTTCTGCCGGGGTATTGGCTCACTTGACTATTGATGATGAGATAATCAAGCATTGGAACATGGCGGCTGGCTCATTCACTCTATCAAGCCCAAAGGGGTACTATGTGTTTGCCAAGTGCTCCAAGAAAAGCACGGATGGCATTTGGTATGTGACACAGGAACAACTAAAGGTTGAACCAACCGAAGACCCGAACAACTATTATTTCCAAGTGGGTATATTGGGGTCGGTGCATTCGGATGATGATTTCAGGGACTTTACCACTACCTACGGATTTACCCGTATCAACGGAAACACTATCACTACGGGTAAGATTATAACAAGCGATAAGGAGTGCTATTTGGATTTGGACGGCAACAAGTTCCGTATCGGTGATTCTTCAAGTTCTATTGATTGGAACGTAACGGCAAAACGCCAATTAACGTTGCACAACGTCCGTTTGCTTTCTGATAGTGGGGACACCTCACATATCGGGGTGTTCCGTGGCACATATAATCCGAAGTACGTGTACTATGCTGGGGATGAGGTGACTTACACGGCGAATGGTGAAACGTGTACCTACCGATACACCAACCCCACGCCAAGCATGGGCAACTTGCCTACCAATTCCGTATATTGGTCGGTTGTGGCGAAAGGTTCTACTGGGGATAAGGGAGAAAGCGGTTTATCCGTATTCTATACCTATAATGACAGTGAAACCAAGCCTGCCACCCCTACGGGGGATGGCTCTACGGGAGGTTGGCACAGAACTTCGTCCGAAAACGTGGTTTGGATGAGTATAAAGAACGCCAAGACCGATACGGAGGGTGCGTGGGGTATTCCTTTCCGTGTGCGTGGTGCTGATGGTACTTCAATCAATATCAAAGGTTCTAAGGATAATGTTTCACAACTGCCTACCGTTGGAAATTCAGAGGGCGATGCTTATCTAATCGGGGGCAACCTCTATATTTGGGATGGTACGAACTGGAAAGATGTTGGAGTTATTAAGGGGGAAGATGGAAAGAGTAGCTATCTTCACAAGAAGTATTCCGATGATGGCGGCAAAACGTTCACAGCTGGGAACGGTGAAACACCCGGAAGATGGTTGGGTTTGTACGTGGATATGATACCTACCGATAGCGACAAACCAAGTGCTTACAAGTGGAGCGACACGAAAGGACAAGACGGAACGCCCGGTTTACCCGGTGAAGATGGGCGTACTCCATACTTCCATATCAAGTATTCGGACAACGGGGGAATGTCGTTCACTGCAAACAATGGTGAAGAGCCGGGCGACTACATAGGGCAATACACCGACTACGTGCAGAAAGACAGTGATAATCCGATGGATTACACTTGGGCTTTGATTAAAGGTGAATCGGGTACAGGTGGAACGGATGCCGGAGCTGGCGAATATTACGAGTATCGTTACGCTAAAAATGGCTCGACTTTAGTACCGCCCGATTTGGATGTTAATTCTTCCAACCCTACAGGGTGGAGTACGGAAATGCCGAAAGTAGGAGCGTTGGAATATATTTGGTGTACAATGGCTAAGAAGTCCGGGCTTGCAGACCGTACCAAATTTCATTTGCCCATTGAAGCTAACGACACTTCAAGCATTGCCGATATTTCGGGTAACGGTTATAATGGTGTGCTGGGCGGTGGGACGGTAGTAAAAGACGGAACGAGATATGCCCTCAATCTGAGTGGTGGAATGGAGAGCCGTATTCCTTATGATTTACCCTTTGGGGAAAGTTTTACACTCTGTTTTTGGATGAAGTCAGACCAAAATCAAGTCAAGTGGATGTTGAACGGATATAACGGTAGGCACTATGTGGAAAAGAGTATTGCAATCACGCCTAATACGTGGTTTCACCTTGCATTCCGTTTTAATGACCGTACCGTTACGGTATTCAAAAACGGAGAGCAATTACATAGTGGTAGCGTTAATATCATGGCTGTAGGCTTTGCTATTTACGATGATGATGTATTCGGCTCTGCCGTGTATTTCGATGATATACGTTTGTTGATGGGGGCTTTACCTGTGAATGACATTGCTTCCGTAATGAATGGCAAAGCAGACCTGATGATACAGAAATGGAGTACCCCTATTCGTGTAAATCCTTATGATGGTGAAGATGGAAAGCCGGGTGTTAGTGTGACATTGGCAGATGTGGAATATGCACAAAGCACGTCAAATTCAGTTGCGCCTACTACGGGGTGGCAGACAACCGCCCCGACATGGATAAATGGGAGGTATATATGGAGTAGAACGAAAGTATCTTATTCAGACAACACGACTACCTACACTAAGGCGGTTTGTATTACAGGCGGCAAAGGCTCTACGGGTGATAGCGGTGTTGGCGTAAGTTCTATTATTGAACAATACTACCTATCCAGTTCGGCAACCTCATTACTTAATGGCTCATGGAGTACAACACGCCCAACTTGGAAAGACAAATGGTATATATGGACACGCTCGGTTATCACTTATACGAATGGAACGAGCGACACTACGGCTGCAATATGTGTAACGGGGTCGAAAGGTGATAAAGGTGAAGATGGAAAGCCGGGTGATAAGGGGGAGAAAGGTGATAGCCCCGTACTTGTTTACAGGGGTATTTATGATTCATCCAAGACTTATTACGGGAATAGCAAGCGGTTGGATGCTGTAAAATACAACAATCAATACTATATAGCCCGTATAGATGCTGGAACTTTCACTGGGTTCGTACCGACTAATACAGGCAAATGGAATACTTTTGGAGCGCAATTTGAAACTATTGCCACAAACTTATTATTGGCTGAGGGGGCAAATATTGGAGATTGGTTTATTAAGGGTGGTAAGATTGTTTCCACTATGGGTGATGGCAATAGGATAGAGTTGGATGCTTCAATGGCTCGTATTTATATTGAATCTTCAAGTGGTGGTGGTGATTATGCGCTTGTTGATTTTGGTGCAAAAATGACAATAGATGCCAACCGTGGAATTTTTGAAACAAGGGCTAAAAATGCTCCTAACTATTCTAATGCGGTTTCCTATATGTCACCAACGGGAATATTCTCAAATATGGCAGGTACGGACGGTATGCCAGCAAGTAGCGGATATACGCACCGTGGGGCTATTGTTGGGCTTGGTTTTGCAAATGTTCCGGCAAGAACATGGGATATAAATGCGGTAGATACAATCGTGGCAGGTGTTTATGGTCGGGCTTCTAATTCGGGGACTGCACCAGCCTTTGGCGGTTTCTTCTATGATTTATTTGCCGGAGGCTTGATTTTTGGTCGAAAGTGTATTACAGGAACGTCGAATAACACATGGTATTTGAATAGAGAAGATACCGTGGTAATAGGGTACACGTCTGCCGCATCAGTAGTGTATCTTCCGGCTTCTCCTAAAGAAGGGCAGGTTATATTTGTAAAGCAGTGGTGGAGAGGCTATATGAGATTCAGACCAAGAAGCGGCTACCTAATCTATGATGATACTTCGGTAAATGACTACTACGATTTTGTAGAGGGTCAAGGTGGTATGTTTGTATATACCGTAGGATATGTAAATGGAGTTAAAAAACAAGCATGGTTAGTAAGTAGATGGAAATACTAAAAATATGGAAGAAAGAGTATTATACGGATATATGGATGGCGACTATCTACAATGTATAGAAATAGCCCCTATTCCTCAAAAAATCAGAAATGAGAAAACGGGGGAAATAACAACACGCATGGTATCGGTTATTGAACAGGTGGCTGAACTGCCAACCATATATAAGCCAGTGGATGCAATAGATGAAAGTAAACAAAACACAGATAAGGAGGGCTATGTTGTGCGCATTGTGCCATACGATGCCGGGGACAGGATTTCATTCAGATACATAGAAGTCCCCGACTTTCAAAAGGTGGCACATGAGATTGAACGCTCAAAGGAGGTGTTGGCAAGTAGCGATTATAAGATAATCAAATGCTACGAAGCCGCCCTAATGGGGTCTGCAATGCCGTATGAAATAAAGGAATTGCATAATGAAAGGCAGTTGCTAAGAGATAAAATCAATGAACTTGAAGCACGTTATACCTCATTATCTGATGATATACTTTAATTATAATCATAAATGTGTTTATTGAACACATTTATGATTATATTTGCAGTTAAATAAACTTGATTTACTCAGTGAATTATGGAAACAACGATGTACAGCCTACGGATTCTTTCCAAAGGTAAGGTTACAGACCTTTCCAATGGTTTTGCTTTGGGTGGTGTTCCGTTTACCGTCTTTGTACGACCTAAAGAGGTTACGATGGAAACAAGTACGCTGCTTAAATGCAAGCTCATTTGTGATAAGGAATTTGGTATGTTCCCCGTACCTATCGGGGATTGGACGCCCGGAGCGATAACCGTAATATCCCCAAACGGTATCGACCTTTCGGTATATGATGTGTATTGGGGTGCTGGTGAAACTATTAAATAACTTATAGCTATGGGATTATTATTGGGAAGCGGAAACACGAAACCGCAATATCCTTACGACCAATGGTATGGGGTGCAAGGTGATTTCAACTCACAGGACTACAAACTAAAGCGTGTGGGTAATTTGGATTTGCACCGTACATTACCCATTCAAGCGAAGCTGAAACGCTTTGTGGAAAACCCTGACGGCTCGGTTAAGTATTACCTTAACCAAAATGACAGCCGTAAAAAGGATTCGGGTGCAACGGCTGTGATTGACAGCACGGACGGTAATGTAATGCTTGAAAAGCCGGAATATTACTTCAAGTTGGAGATAGAGGGGACGAAATGGATTCGTGCCTATTCCGAATATCCGTTGCCCGGCTTTATCAAGATGGAACGAAAGACGGTAAGCCCGTGGTATGCAACGGTGGATATTACCAACTCTGTAGCCGTTTCGGGATGTTGGCTCACTTGGAATGGCGATGAAATTGCAAGGGATTCAGACGGATTTGTTATACTCAAAGCGAATGCCGCACAATTCAGAGGTGGTTCGGGTGCTGGTGATGCCGCTAAGGATGGTACTTACAACTCCATGTTGGGTATGCCTCGTACTTCCATTTCAAAGGCTGGTGTTCGTCCTCTTTGCAAGAACGGAACACACCACGGGGCGTACAGGGTGTACAATGAAATTGCTTGGTTGCAACGTGTGGAATATGCCTCATTGCACTGCCAAGATGCTTACACCGAAACGCTGACTGCTGACGGATTCCATCAAGGAGGCTTAGGGAGTGGTCCGGTTGTTAATGGTACGGAGTGGAATACATGGGGAGGTTACAAACCCTTTGTGCCTTGCGGTGTTACTGCAACGCTGGGAAACAACACGGGTAAGGTGTCCTACACCATCAAGGGATGGACTGGTGGCGATAAGGTGGTACAAGTAACCTCTTACCGTGGCTTGGAAACTCCTTATGAATACTTGTGGATGCTTGCTGATGATGTACTAATTTGGCATAAAGCGGATGTATCTATTGCCTATGTATGCGAAGACCCGACAAAATTCACCTCTCATTCAGATAGTGCTACTACCGTACCTATCGGATATGAAGCCATTACGGAGCTTCCACGAACTGAGGGCTATGTGCTTTCTATGGCTCATTCCACTAAAGGCTATTCCTTTGCCGAAAAAGTAGGAGGTTCAAGTAATAAAGGCTATTGCGATTACTATTGGACTCCCACAGGTGGTAGTACGTGGTCTGCTGTAGGCTGGTATGGTGCCCTTTTGTCTGCTTATGCGAATAATGGTGCGTCTGCGGGTTTCGGTTATCTGAATGCGCATGGTCGTTCCTCGTATGCGTCTGCGCACATTGGGTTCCGCTTGTGCCGTTTTTGACGGACTGCAAAACTCGGTGAACGGAGCAACGAAAATGGCGTTGGATTGAAAAAAATAAAAACATAACAGGGTTGTGGCGGCTGGTGCCCTTTTGTCTGCTAATGCGAATAATGGTGCGAATGCGGGTTTCGGTTATCTGAATGCGAATAATCGTTCCTCGAATGCGAATGCGAACATTGGGTTCCGCTTTTACCGTGGTTTCAACTTATAACTGTTGCTGCCACGCCCTTACCTCACAGGGACTATCGGCACGTCTGATAGTTGGTAAAATAATATGGATTAGGACGGTGCAAGTAAGTAATTGAAAGCTCTGTTTTAGAACAACGGCACAAATGGGTGTAGTAAAGACTGAATACGGGTTATGTTATACGGCTGATACCTGCTTTAATCAATACTCGGATTTTGAGGATTGCGGTTTATATGTCGGTGATACAGGAAAGATATTCATTTCCCAAGCTAAGAAAATTAAGAATGTTTATCACTTGATATATGAATGCTCCAACCTCATACGGGCGCAATATAAGGCACAGCAAGGCAAAGGAGAGCGTACCGAAATATCCAAGTTCAATGAGAACATTTTGGAGAATTTGGATAGCTTGTACTGGGACTTGCGCAATGAAACTTATACCCCCGGTGAATATCGGATTAAGGTTATATATGAGCCGAAAGAAAGGGTGATTATGATTGCCCCGTTCTTCCCGGACAGGATAGTACACCATTGCATTATCAATGTGTTGGGGCGTTACTGGACTAACTTCTTCATTGCGAATACATACGCTTGTATCAAAGGGCGTGGTATTCATAAATGTATGGAGGATGTGCATACGGCTTTAATCATAGACAGAAAAGGTACAAGGTTCTGTTTGAAGATTGACATCAAGAAGTTCTATGATAACATAGACCACGCAGCATTGAAAAGGATAATCCGCTACACTATAGCGGATGAACAACTGTTAAGGCTGTTGGATAAGATAATAGATAGTAACGGTAAAGACAAGGGGCTGCCAATAGGCAATTTCACAAGTCAATATTTGGCTAATCTCTATTTAGCATATTTCGACCATTGGGTTAAAGAAGAACTGGCTAAGATAGTGATGAAGCGTTTTGGGGTGAAAATCTACTACTATCGCTATATGGATGATATGGTGATACTATGCGCTGACAAAGAGGCACTGCATTTCGTACTCGACATGATGGGGCTTTACTTGGGTGGCGAATTGAAAGTAGAGATTAAAAGCAACTGGCAGATATTCCCGGTTGATGCTCGTAGCATTGATTATGTGGGATTCAAACAAAACCATTACGGCATATTGCTAAGAAGCGGTATTCTGAAAAGGTTTTATAAGAAATTCCACCGCACCATCAATAAATACGAAATCAAAGATGAAACGGATATTAAACACTTCTTCCCATCTGAATATGGCTGGATAATCAGATGCTCGGAGGAACACAGTAAATTCATTTTTAATAATTGTTTGAACGATGGAAGCAAATGTTTTGACTACAGGGCTGCTGGCTAAGACTAAGCCGGAGGTGATAGATTCTCTTAATAACGGGCAGGGAACGTTCCTTTATAACCATAACATCAAAGAGGTTAAGGTTATTGCAGACAAAGAGGGTGGCATTGAGATTACGACTGATGCGGAACGTGCCACAGGCACGATGTTCCAATATGACAGCGTGAGGGTGGAATATCCAAAAACGGCTGATAATATTTTCAGCACGTTGCTTACTGCAAGATACCCGGCTAAGACAGAAAGTAAGCTGGTAAACGAATATCAGTCTGCCATGCTGGGCTTGCTTGCCGAAAGTGCGAAATCCCCCTATGAGAACTTTTTGAAAGACCGTTTGGCTATCCGTGAAATGGTGGATGCCGATTGTGAAACCTATAATATACCGATGGACTTATGAACGAGGTAATGGACTTTGAGGAAACCGAATCCTTGAATGAAGATATTTTCGATTGTGAATACACCTCAGTAGATGCCGTGATTAATGAGGTCACGGTGTTTACGGGATGTAAGGAAAGACAGACAGAGAACGGAACGAGAACACTAATCGCCTATGGCGAGGGTATCGGTGCATCCGCTTTCTATACTGATAGTAAGAAGTTGAAAGATGTTGTTTTAGACCCGAAGCGCAAATATCCATTTCGTGCCGTAATCAAAGTGGTACGCTATGGAACGATGTACGGGTTTAAGTTCTTTCCACCGAATACTCCAATCACGCAGGAGGATAGGGATAACTTTGAGTATTACAAGCGAAACAAGTATAAGAAAAACCGATGATGGAAGAAAGTTTGAAAGTAGCACAAGGCATAAGCGATTTTGGCTTTATGGTGATAGTGTGCGCTGTGTTTCTCTGTTTGGCGGCTGCACTTATGGTAGCTTGTTTCAAGTGGTTCAAGTCTATCATTAACGACATGATTAAAAGCAATCAGTCTATGGTAGCCGAACTTCTGACGGAAACCAAAACCCAAAATGATATGCTCACTGACATTGCAGAGGGGTTAAGACCCGAAACGCAGTTGCGGATAAAAAACATATCAAGCATTTACTTTGACCTTGCCGTTGAGAGGGTTTGCCGTATAATAAAGAAAGTGCGTGAAGAAAACCACATCGCAGACCGTGAAGCCACGAAAGCGAAAGTACACACCTTGATTATGAATATGCACGAGGACAGAAACAGCCGATTTGATGCATATTCGTATCGAGGGAAACGATTGTCAAGCTACACTTCGCCCGAATGGATTGAATGGGTAGAGCAATGTGTGTTGTCAGAGGTTTATGCGGAAACGGTGAACAATGGCAGAGCTTATACCAATGTACAAATGGTATATGACAGAATTAAAATAGATTTTTACCATAAATTGAATCAAGAATGAAGATACTTATAGACAATGGGCATGGAGAAAATACACCGGGTAAACGCAGCCCGGATGGAACTTTCAGGGAGTATGCCTATACAAGAGAAATTGCGGATGAAGTCGTGCGTGAACTGGCTAAACGTGGCTATGTAGCGGAACGCATTGTTAAGGAGAACTTGGACGTGCCTTTGGCTGAACGTGCAAGGCGTGTGAACGAGATTTGCGCCCGATATGGAGCTAATAACGTGTTGCTTGTTTCCATCCACTGCAATGCTGCCGGGAATGGCGAATGGATGAATGCCCGTGGATGGTCTGCCTATACCACTAAGGGCAAAACGAAAGCTGACGAACTGGCAAACCGAATGTATGATGCTGCCGCTTGCTTTATTACCGGGCAAAAGATTAGGCGTGACTATTCGGATGGCGACCCGGATTGGGAGGAAAATTTTTACATCCTTTCCAAGACGAAATGCCCGGCTGTATTGACGGAAAATTTCTTCATGGATAACAAGGAAGATATTGCTTACCTTACATCTATGGAGGGGAAACAAAACATTGTGAACACCCACGTAGAGGGTATAATCCAATACATCAAGGAATATGAGAAATAAAGCGTTTTTGATATTAATCGCCCTCTGTGGGCTTTTGATGGCGGCTACCTTTGGGCTATGGGCTTATTGTTCCAAGTTGAAATCAGAAAAGGAAAGATTGGATGGCAACCAAACCGCCTTGTTGGAGAAAATAAAATTTTACCAAACAGAATCCGGAAAATCCGCTGCTTCTGTACAGGCATTGACTTTATCCAAGTCTGAGGTGGAAAAGCATTGTGCCGACTTGACGAATACCGTTAAGGAACTTGACTTGAAAGTAAAGAGGTTACAAGCGGCTTCCACGAATGCAACAAAAACGGAGGTGGAGGTACAAACCATAGTTAAGGATAGCATTATATACCGTGATACATCCTATCTTAAAGTCCAAGCAATACGATGGAAAGACCCGTGGATAAATGTTGATGGCTTAATCATGCCCGATAAGAAACTGGATTTACGCATACAATCTGTAGATACCCTATTTCAAGTAGTGCATAGAGTGCCTAAGCAATGGTTGTTTTTCCGATGGGGAACAAAGGCTATTAGGCAAGAAGTTGTAAGTAGCAATCCCCATACCAAAATAGTGTATTCGGAATATATAGAATTGAAGAAACGGAAAAAGAAATGATTAGGTGTTAGTAATAGAGTAGAACTTTTGTTCTGAGCCGGGTTCGCTGTGAAGTGCGCCCGGTTTTTCTTTGTCCTTTGAAATAAAAGTCATATCTTTGCAGTACCGATTCTGAAAATCGGTGTTGCATTGTACCCCTGTATTCTTCTTTTGGAGAGGCAGGGGTATTCAACAAAAATGCAAAAGTTCTACTATAGTTCTACGAAAAATTGAAATAGTCTCGCAAGTGACTGATACTCAAAGTTGGATTAGAAGTTTCCTAAACTTTTGATTCGGGTTCGATTCCCGACGAGGGTACAAAAAGAAAGGAGCCATGTCTAAATTCTGACATAGCTCCTTTTTCCGAAAAACAAACTAGAGTTTTATTCTGCTTCGTTCAGTGTTGCAATACTTACGCGGTTCCAGTCTGGTTCTGAGAACATTTCTCCTACTCCTTGACCTTCTGCCGTAATACGGCTTGCGCTTATTTTGTATTTATTAATCAAGATAGTCTTCACAGCCTCTGCACGTTGCTTAGCAATACGTGCATTAATCTCTGCACTACCTTCAGGAGAAGCATATCCTTTAATAACAACTGTACTAGAAGGATTATTCTTCATGTATGTAGCAATACGTTCTACATTTGGCAACTGATCAGCACTTACAGTAGCCTTTCCTTGTCCGAAAGTAATAACCGACTCTAAAGACTTAGAGTGAGTATTCTGAACAATAGTTTCAACCTCTTTCGGTGCATTCATACACTCATTCAGTTTTTCTTTCAACTGATCATTTTCATATTGCAAAGCTTCAAGTCCTTCTGTTTTTGCAGCCGATTCTGCACGCAATGTGTTAATTGCATCATTCAGCAAATCAACTTCAGCCTGGTTGTATGGAGTCTGAATTGTTTGGTAATGCTTTCCATTACTACTTGCAAAATGATAGGTCACACCCGCCAAAAGTTCTATAGCTGATTTATTAACATTTAAAATCTGCGATCTGTTTCCTGACATCTGATATACAATAGCAGGACGTACATTTATAGTCCAAGCTTTCGCCTCTCCTAAATTGAAGTTAAAACTTGTTCCAAAACGGCTTACCATATATGATTTGTCATAGCCCAGACCTGAATTTACAAAATCATGTCCCCAGCCAATGCCGGCAATCGCCTCAACTTCAAACAATCTGGGCTTACCCAAATAGCCACCAAATAAGTTATTTAAGTTGATTTTACCCAAGGCTCCCAAATTAAGTGCATCAAACGCTGTACGGCTTTCGCTCGTGTTGACAGTTGTCAGTCCTTCAAAAGAAACTCCCAACACCGGAGTAATTTGTTTCCCAAGCTCAATACCAGCTGTTCCACGCATATTTTTCCAGAATGCAGAATGTGTTGTTGGGGTAATGCCTCCACCTTTGATACCCATGTACCAATTATCAAAGAATTTATTACCTACGTATGCATCTTGTGCATTACCCACCATTGCAACAGCTACAAGCGCCATTGCGAAAAAAAATCTTTTTTTCAT